GAATTCGGCATTTTTCTTACCTTTTTTAAGGTGAAATAGGGGAGAATTACCTATTTCACCCCGAAAATGACCGAGTTAGAGTGTCTCGATTTGCCGAGACATTAACGACAAACCACCTATGTAGGTAGGACGATTATATACTGAATATGTAGGATTTGAATATGGATTGACCGAGCAGAAGAGAATCTGTTCGGTCTTTTATTATGATTTTATACTGGGCAAAAACCAAGTATATAGGTAAGAAGGAACGCATGGAAAGCTTGCTCTAACCAAGCGATAAAGTCAGGCGAAAACCAAAATTTCGCTTGATTAGAGGGCAAACCATGCGTCCGTGTGAAATCCTTATTTAAGGTGCTGAACGAGAATAGCCAAAGCGGATAAAGATTGATTTGAAATAGTTTCAAAACTATCCATAATGGCTTTGCAATCTGGACTCAGTATCTCTACGCTGAAAAATTCGGCAAGGGAAAGACCAAGAGCATCACAAATGATGCAGACTGATTGCAAACTCGGCAGGGTATTACGTCTTCGCATTTTGTAAATGGCATCGACAGTAATATCAACATCACTACAGAGTTGATAGAGCGTCCAGTTCTTTTCAGACAAGAAAAAATCGAGTCGTTCAAAAAACTTGGCACTTGTCCATAATTTGCTATTATCCATGACAATACCTCCTTTAATTTGATAGCAATTAAAGAAGTGTGGAAAGTCAAAATGATGTTTGGACAGATGTCTTATATTATTTGACTATTTACCATTGCTATTAGGACAAAAGTATTATAGAGGAAAGTCAAACAAATGTTAGAATATTAGTGGAAATACGAGAAGTATCAAATACGGTCTAACAAATGCATGAATTCCTTTGGTGGTATCACCAATGAGCAACGCGATAGGGTCGCAACTATATTATAGAGTTTTTTTGTAAAAAGAGCCAGCGCTTTTGAAAGGGGGAGGTAATATACTTTGGACGCAAAACCATACAAAATCAATTATTACAACAACGTAGAATGTAAAAATGTTGATTGGTTATGGTATCCGTATATTCCTTATGGAAAAATTACGATTATCCAAGGTGATCCCGGTGATGGAAAATCTACTTTTGCATTGAATTTAGCGGCAATAGTTTCCAATGGGGAAACTTTGCCTTTTATAAATAAAAAGACGGCTTTAAGTGCCGTTGTATACCAAAATAATGAAGATGGTAAAGAAGATACAATCTGCCCGCGTTTGAAGGCTTGTGGGGCAAATTTAGACAACATAGCATACATAGACGAGACAGATGCCTCATTGTCTATGGGAGATGAAAGACTGGAAAAGGTGTTAGATGAAACAAATGCGAGAGTATTGATATTGGATCCAATACAAGCCTATTTTGGTAACGGTACGGATATGAACCGTGCCGGGGATATTCGTCCTATAATGAATAAATTGTCGCAAATGGCGGCACGGAGAAATTGTGCGGTAATCTTAATAGGTCACATGAGTAAAGGTAAGAGTGCTAATGGATTATATAGGGGATTGGGGTCGATTGATATAGCCGCTGCTGCACGTAGTGTCTTAATGATAGCGAGAATGCCTGACGAAAGTAATGTTAGAATCCTTGCCCATATAAAAAACAACCTTGCGCCACTTGGAGATTCGATAATATTCCGCATTAATATGAATTCAACGATAACTTGGATGAACAGAAGCAAATTGACAATAAAAGATATAATGGAGGACGAATTCAAAGATGCGGACGATAAGCTCGATAGAGCAAAATTTATAATTCAAGATTTATTAAAAAATGGAAAATGCTCGGCGAAAATGATTTTAACAGAATGTATGAACAATGGAATATCAAAAAGAACAGTCAACACGGCCAAAGAACAACTTGCAATCAAATCAGTAAAAGAGAAAAATGGTTGGTATTGGATAATGGCACGCGGCGAGGACGATAATGAATAGGCAAGAAACTATAAATGAGTTATACAAAAAAGTCGAAAACGAGGCGGGTGGGTATTTTATTCCAGCCAGAGAAAAAGAAGATATATACAGTCGAAATACAAGACTTCGAGTGTGTGCATACTGCCGTGTAAGCACCGATAATGACGCACAATTGACTTCTTTTGAACTGCAACAAAAACATTATCAAAACCTTGTTGGAAGTCATCCTAATTGGGATTTGCAACACATTTATGCTGATGAGGGAATTTCCGGAACGTCTCTTAAAAAAAGAGATGAGTTTAATGCCATGATAGCGGCTTGCCGAGAGGGAAAATATGATCTTATAGTAACAAAAGCGGTGTCACGTTTTGCGAGGAATCTTATAGACTGTGTTTCGTTGGTGCGTGAATTGAAGGCACAAAATCCTCCTGTAGGAGTCTTTTTTGAAACAGATGGTCTTTATACCATAACGGAAGATTCCGAATTGCGTTTGTCAATTTTGGCCTCATTTGCACAGGAAGAGTCTGTTAAAAAGAGCGAAAGCATGATTTGGTCGTTGAAAGAGCGATTCAAGAGTAAAAAATTGTTGACTCCAGAGTTGTATGGGTATAGGAGACCGCGTGATGCCGCAGGCGGATATATAAAGTATGGCATTCTTGAAATCGAAGAGTCGGAAGCCGCAGTAATACGTTTTATTTTTAATGCATTTTTAGCGGGGTATTCTGCGGACGGAATAGCCTCGTTATTAACAGACCTCAATGTTCCAACGAAACTTGGAAATAAAAAATGGAGTTCAGGTTCGATTAACTATATTCTTCGCAATGAACGATATTGCGGAAGTGTGTTGACATGGAAGACGTTTACATACGATATTTACGAGCATAAGAAACGAAAAAATAGGCAGAACCGAGACCAATACCTTTATGAAAAGCATCACCCGGCAATTATAACAATTGAGCAATATGAAGCGGCTCAAACTCTTTTGGAAAATCGTAGACACGGGATGCGTGGTGGGTTACACTTCATGCACGTCATTGATATGGGAGTATTTCAAGGATATGTACCGATAAATCATCATTGGTGTAATGACGATCCAAATGCTTATTACGACGCGTCCGATAGTGTGCGTGTACCCAAAACGGTCCAAAAAGTAAAACGATCATATTTCAGTAATTTTGATTTAACAGGATATCAAGTTGTGCGAGGGCAATTTTTAACTGCACGGTCGGAATTACCTTGTATGAATTTTTCTGCCGAGAAGATAATGTTTAATACTTCGGTAGGGAAAAAATTAACGAACTATTCTTACATCCAGTTGCTATTGCATCCCACCGAAAGAAAAATTGCTATACGACCGTGTGATAAAAACGATACTTTCAGTATTGCTTGGAGAACCAGTAAAGGACAACCCGTTCTAATAAAGACCATATCGTGTCCACACTTTAATAAAGCATTGTTTCAAATTATGGAATGGAATCCTGATTTCAATTATAGAGTGTTGGGAACATGGATAGAGAAAGGTGATGATAAGATAATGATTTTTAATCTTTCAAATGCGATGCCGCTTGTTCTTTTTGATACAGACGAAAGCGGAAAACGTAAGCGCCGCACCGCTGTGTGTCCAGAAGAATGGGAAGATTCGTTTGGTGACGAATTCTATAATTTCAGCCTTGATAATGATTTGTACTATTCAAAAAGGCATGGGAACTGGAATAGCGGTGCTGATTGTGTAATGGTAGATGGTCAAACACAAGTGCCGATTTTGACACATTCGGAATTGATGGAAAGTGCGGAAAGAATTAAGAATGAAGGCGGTGATAACCAATGAATAAAGATGATTATATACAAGAAGAACTTGTTGCCGGAGAAGAACAAGAAGAAGTAAGTCTTGCGGGTTATCAGGTGGCAAAGGCTGAATTTTTTGCCCATACAAGAGAACCTGCCGTGACGGTATGGGATAATAAAATAAAATTCAATATGGCCTGCTTGAGAAAATTCCCCGGTGTGAAATATATTCAATTGCTTATACATCCCGACGAATTGCGGTTAATAGTTCGTCCTTGCCAAGCTGATGCCCCGGATTCTTTACGTTGGGCGAGCGGTGGGGGAGAAAGCGAAATGAAGAACCGGGATATGATTTGCCAAATGTTTGCCGCAAAACTATTCGACCTTATGGAATGGAATAAGGAATGTAGGTATAAGATGTTAGGCAAACCTGCGGTATATAATGGCGAGGCATTATACCTTTTCAAACTTAACGATTTCGAAATGTTTGTAAACAACGGAACAAAGAAACGTCGCTCTTGGTTTCCTGAAGATTGGCGAGAGTGTTTTGGTGTTCCGTTTGAAGAGCATGACGAATCATATAAGATAGATTTGGCGGAAGGATATATATCAACAGATAAAATGGGAGAAGTAAAATGAACGATTATTTTTTGAACGAAATAGACCTTGACGGTTTTCAAGTAGTTAAAAGCCAATATTTTCAAAAACAAGCAGAACCAGTTCTTACTCTGTGGGCAACTTCGATTGCTTTTGGACAAGGTGCGTATCAAGCATTGAATAGCTGTGAGTCGATACAGTTAATGATAAATGAACGAAGAAAATGTATCATTATAAGACCATCATCATCGAGTATGCCAGATGCAATAGTATGGAAGAAGGGTAAAAGCGAGCCTAAATATTGTAAGATGGATTGCGCTCAATTGGGGAGAAAAATCTTTGAAATGTGGAATTTTGATAGTCGGTATCATTATAAGGCATATGGCAGATTAGTTCAGGTAGATCAAAAGGTGATGCTTTTATTTGATTTTAACAATGCGGATGCCTTTGTTGGAACAAAGCGGGTTGATGGCAATGAATAAAAGTTATACTTACATATCTTTTTATAACAAAAGGGGAACAATCCGTATATTTAAAAAGACTATACGATTGCTTGGTTCTCCGAAATTTATTAGGTTTCAAATACACCACGAAAAACAAATGCTATTACTTGAGCCGTATGGAAAAATCACTTTTACGTCATTTCGAGTCCCTCAAAACCTTAATGATGATAACGGGAAATTAGATATTTATAGCAAATCGTTTACTCATTTGATTTCTAAAGTAATGGGATGGAATGCTAATCAATCATATCGCGTGATTGGTGAAACTGATGAGATAAAGAAAAATGTTATATTTGATTTGACACGAGCAGAGATAATTGCGGAAGAAAATTCGGTGAATACATTTTCTCGTTTGTATGCGGAGCATCGTGCGAAGGAGAAACTCGATGGACAATTCTAATGAAAAAATACAAGGGACATATAGCCAAATAATTAAACAATTGCGCGGCAAGGCTTTCCTTTCTCAAGAAAAATTCGCATCTGAAATTGGCATTTGCCCGGCAACGCTAAATCGTTGGGAAAAAGGGACGAAAAGTCCAAGTTTTTTAAGTAAGCAACTCTTGCAATCATATTGCGATAAACACAATATAACAATAGAGATTATAGAAGAGGATAAGGAGTAAACAGGAATTTTAATTTGATAATAGACTTTGTAATGGGTGTCCGCAAATGCGGACACCCATTACTTTACAAATGTTTCAAAATATGTTATACTATAAGCGCCAAAATGGGACAGGTGTAAGGAGTAGCGGATGAGACAAGAAAATGCTTTCAAAATCAGGCTTATAAAATTACTTGAAATACTACGCCAACATTCGGATGAAGATAATTATATGTCGACAACCGAAATAATTGAAAGGCTTGCGGCGATAGGAATTATTTGCGACCGAAGAACGCTATACAAGGATGTAGAACTTCTGAACGAGTCTGGATATGAAGTGTTGTGCGAGAAAGCTCCGGGAAAGCCGAATGGCTATTGTGTTGCCGATCGCAGTTTTAACGTTTCGGAACTCCGCATTCTTATGGATGCGGTTCAAGCATCGAGTTTTATTACGCCGAAAAAGACCGAAGAACTTGTTGATAAAATTGCTAATCTTGGGGGAAGTCATCGCGCGGAATTGCTACAAAGCAATATTGTAAAGTTTAACACGACTAAAAGTATAAATGAAAACATTTTTTATTCAATAAGCGAAATCAATGCCGCAATAGAAAATGGCAAGAAGGTTTCATTTGAATACTTTGACTTTAATGAAAAACACGAAAGGGTATATAGACGAAATGGGAAACGTTATTATGTCAACCCGCTTGCTACGATTTATGACGATGATAACTACTATTTTATATGTTATTACGGCAAATACGAGGGTGTGGTTCATTATCGCATAGACCGAATGGATCATGTTGAAATGGTCGTTAATCAATCTATAGACCTATATAAGGGAAAATCTATAGACTTACAGCATCACAAAAAAACCTTGTTCGGAATGTTCCAAGGCGAAGAGCAGTTGGTGGATTTCCAAGCCGACGCGAGCATTTTAGATCCGATATTTGATATCTTCGGAGACAAGGTAGAGATCACCCTGGACGAGAACGGGAAACTGCGGTTCAAAGCGGCGGTGCAGTTGAGTCCGACATTCTACGGGTGGTGTTTATCGTTCGGAGACAAACTGCAAGTGGTCGGTCCGAACGAAGTGGTGGAGAAGATAAAGGAACACATTAACACATTATTAAAATTCTATTAGGAAATCCTATGTTAAACGAACAAAAAATTAAAAATATAAATGAGCGAATGAAAGGGAATAAATCAAGTGTTCCGAATTCGTTATTTAAATATCGCCCTTTTGACGAATTTACGTATGACATGCTTGGAAACGAATATTTGTACCTATGTCCTGCAAACCGCTTGGACGATCCAAGCGAGTGTAGCGTTTCAATTGATTTGCAAGATTATTATGATGCACATACGAATCAACTTACCAAGCGTTGTGTTAGACAAATTATTGAGTCCATACGGCCATATACAAGTTCAGAAAATTTCCAGCAAGTTTTAATGATTATTGAAGGCGTTATGACTCCCAATGGGTTGATAAAAAGAAATTGGTTATTGAATGCATCGTTTGAATTACAGAATCTTGTACCAACTATTGAGACTGCTCCGCTGATAAATATGCTTGGGAATATTCCCGAAAGCATAAATGAACCGAATATAAGAAACCAAATAGAACAGTTGTTATTAAGAGCAGTGAAAGCGCGAGAAGATTTTGGAATTTGTTCATTAACAATTGATGGTAATAATAGAGATTTGTGGGATAACTATACAAATGGTAGCGCTGGGTATTGTATAGAATACGATATTTCGCATTATAAATTTACAGATATGATTTTTCCGGTTGTCTATAGTAACCAAAGAGAAAACAATGTATTGATGAACATTATATGCGATTTTATCGGACAAATGGTTATTGGAATAAGCAACGGGCAAATAGATGCGGACCGCTCAAAGTATTTAAGAATGTTTTTAACAAAAGATGAGAAGTGGCAATATCAAAAAGAGTGGAGAATTATTGGAGAAGCAGGTCAAAAATTAGAAGCCCCGCCAATCAAGGCGATTTATCTGGGAGACAATGTGCAACCCGTTGATGCAATTAAAATGGAGAGCTTTTGCGATAAAAAACGGATAATATTGGAGAAAGGTTGCAGAGGTTAAATTAATGACGATTGCAGAGATTATTCAGATTATAATAGGCATGCTTTCCTTGATCGCAACTGTTGCGGTATCGATTGTTATTGCTCGTGTAGAAACTAAAAGGGCAAAGAGACAGCATACGGAAGCAATACAGCAGCAAGTCAAAGAGTTTGTGATGGACAATCAGTCGGAGATAGATTATTTGCCATTATGCGTCTTTGCGAATGCAGTATCGCCGTATGCGGCAAACAAACGGCAAATATATAACCGTTTCAATAGGTGTACGGAAGAAGTCCAAATTGAAATACTGCGCCACCAAAATATTCCGATTGGACTAATTAAGGATAAGAATGTTCTTGATAAATGTCTCGATTCCTTCGATGAACAGGCATTAGAAACCGAACTATGGGAAAGGTCGTGGCTTTATGAAGGCGGGAAGTATTTCCACAGAGCGATTGACTATTATAGGGAAATGGCGGTAGATGATGACAATCCTCACATTTTTGAGATACCAAGACTTAATGAATCGCTCGCAAAGGCATTCCCGGACTTCAAGGCGGACTTAACTCTTTATATGGATAGATACTTGGAATTTGTTCTTCGTGATCAAGACGATACGAAAGACTTGCCAGAAAAACTTCCGCAACTTCCGCCCTTTACAGTTATAGATAGTTTTGTGGGAGTTGGCAACTGCGATGAGCCGACATTGTGTTTTTGGATGATGCGGTTCATTACAAGCGGTTGTTTGGCATTTTGGCATCACAAATTGGTTGCTGACCGAGATGCCGATTGGAGACAATTGAGCATTGGAGATGGAGTGATAGAAACATACGAAGATATGTATTATCACACATTAATGATGCTATACACGACCTATGCTGAAATCAAGGAGAAAAATTGAAGATTTTTATTGAAATAATGACGGTTTTGTGGCAAGCCTTTTGGGGAATGCTGAAAGCATTCGGCACGGTCCTATGGGATAATTTGCCCGCAATTCTCGAAATTAAGAAAGTGATGGGGTATTTTGCACCTGCAGGAATGATTGCACTTTACTTGGGTGTTCCTACGATAGTAATTAGCATATTATTTCTTGCCGTTAGAAAAATAGTAAAAGCCAAATAAACAATAAAAAACCTTGTAAAATACTAACGAGTGTGTTATAATGTATATGTTATATTTTGCTCGGAGGTGTTGAGATGACTTTTGCGGAAAAGGTAAAACACGCAAGAACAACGCTAAAATTAAGTCAAGAGAAATTCGCTGCTCTTTTGGGAGTGTCGTTTGCCACTGTGAATCGTTGGGAAAAGGGGCATGCGACGCCAACATACGAAACGCTCGAAAGGTTCAATGCCTTGTGTAAAGAAAATGGACTACATTTCGAAGAGTAAATAATTGAGAGGTACTAATCGTGGCAGATCATAACAATACGAACGTAGGGTTCGAAAAGCAAATTTGGAATGCGGCTTGTGTTCTTTGGGGACATATTCCCGCAGCGGAATACAGAAAGGTAATCGTAGGACTTATTTTCTTACGATACATTTCCTGTGCCTTTGAGAAAAGATATCAGCAATTGCTTGATGAAGGGGAAGGTTTCGAAGACGATCGTGACGCATATGCGGAGAACAATGTCTTCTTTGTTCCGCAAGAAGCGAGATGGGCAACGATAGCCGCTGCTGCTCATACTCCCGAAATCGGCAAGGTAATTGACGCGGCAATGAAAGCAATCGAAGCTGAAAACCCGGTTCTCAAAAATGTATTGCCGAAGAACTACGGTAACCCAGACCTTGATAAGACCGTATTGGGACAAGTCGTTGACCTCTTCACGAACGAAATACATATGGACGATACCGATGAAAGCAAAGACTTGCTCGGTAGAACCTATGAGTATTGCATCGCACAATTTGCGGCTTACGAAGGTACGGACGGCGGCGAATTCTATACTCCGTCAAGCATCGTTAAAACCTTGGTTGAGATATTGAAACCGTTTGAGAATTGCCGTGTTTATGACCCTTGCTGTGGATCGGGCGGTATGTTCGTTCAGAGTAATAAGTTCATACAAGCGCACAGTGGAAAGCGTGGGGCGATTTCCGTATATGGACAAGAAGCCAATGCCGACACTTGGAAGATGGCTAAAATCAATATGGCGATCCGTGGTATTGACGCCGATTTCGGACAGTATCAAGCAGATACCTTTTCTAACGATTTACACCCGCAACTGAAAGCCGACTTCATTTTGGCAAACCCGCCGTTTAACTATCATCCGTGGGGACAAGAGAATCTCAAGGAAGATAAGCGTTGGAAGTATGGACTTCCCCCGGCAAGCAATGCCAACTTTGCGTGGATACAGCATATGATTCACCACCTCGCCCCGAACGGAAAAATCGGCTTGGTTCTTGCAAACGGTGCGCTGTCTTCGCAGTCGGGCGGAGAAGGCACTATCAGAGAGAACATAGTCAAAGCAGACTTGGTGGAAGGTATTGTAGCACTTCCGACGCAACTGTTCTATAGTGTTACTATCCCTGTCACACTTTGGTTTATTACAAAGGGCAAAAAGCAAACGGGGAAGACCGTGTTCATTGACGCAAGAAAGATGGGACACATGGTTGACCGTAAGCATAGGGACTTCTCCGATGAAGACATCGCTTTGATAGCAAAGACATTTGAAGACTTCCAGAATGGAGTTCTTGAAGACAAACCCGGTTTTTGCGCTGTTAAGACGATTGAGGATATCGGAAAGCAAGACTATGTGCTGACGCCCGGTCGTTATGTCGGAATAGAAGAGCAAGAGGACGATGGAGAACCGTTCGAAGAGAAAATGGCAAGATTGACATCCGAGCTTTCCGACATGTTCAAAAAATCACACGAACTCGAAGAGGAAATTCGAAAGAAACTGGGAGCCATTGGGTATGAAATATAAGTTATCAGACATTTGCCATTATAGAAAAGGCAAGGTAGATGTGTCGCTGTTAACCGATGACACCTATATATCAACCGAGAACATGATACCTAATAGAGGTGGCATTACCAAAGCCGCAACGCTTCCAACGGTTGATTCGACGCAGCTCTATAAAAAAGGCGATATATTAGTATCAAACATAAGGCCGTATTTCAAAAAAATATGGCAAGCCACTTGTGACGGCGGATGTTCAAATGATGTGCTTGTTTTTCAGGCAAATGAAGGGTTTGACCAAGACTACTTATATTATGTTTTATCGGACGATGCGTTTTTTGCGTATGCGATGAAAACATCAAAAGGCACGAAAATGCCACGAGGCGATAAACATTCGATTATGCAATACGAAACCGAAGTGTGTGACTTGGCTACGCAACAGAAAATTGCATCGTTGCTAAAGAGTATTGACGGTAAAATCGAATTAAACAATGCGATAAACAATAATTTAGCGGCTTAAAGGTCGATGTCGGAGACATCAAGTTCGCCAGAAAGTAGTTTCGGCAATAAGGTGTTTCGTAAATCCGCAAGGCTTGAATTCTCTTCGTCATTTGCCCATTTTTCGGTAAATAAAGGAGTTACGATATCGGAAAAATGGTCAAGTACCGACTTCGTCGGCACCAGAATTGTAGTTTTTCTAAAGTCAGGAACGGTTAATTGTTGTTGCGTTGTTCCAGTTCCTCTTATATGGAGTTGATTGAGATACAAATACAGGTATTTGGCATCCATCACATTTGCTTTAGGTACAAGAGTTACTAAACGAACAATGGGGACATACGGAATATGTCTTAAACAGACGAATCCAATTGTACCTCTTGCGGACACGGTTACACTTTCATCAAAAATCTTTGGCTCATTTGTGTATCCGTATAAACCATCATCACTCAAACCGTTTGAATAAATCGGATATTTGCATGTTTCGTCCCTATATTGGGTCACCACCTTTGGTTTGTCTCCACCTGCACTCATATTGGAGACCTCGCCCAGCGTCATAGTTTGCCAATCAGTCGGAACAATGCAGCCAAACGGCAAATAATCGACAAACCAAGACTTGAATAGCAATCTCGCTTGCTGCTCTAAATTATTGTTTAACATAGGATAACTTCCAACAACGGCGGAAGTGAAAAAGGAACAGCCGTTGCATAGTCGTTCTTAATATATTACATCACATAATAGGAGAACAACTATGGAACAAATACTCATAAACGACGTTGTCCAAGGAATGTTGCCGCATTTAACCAACGGACAACTCGAAGAATTACGACGGGTGTTAACAATCGCACTTCAAGGAAAGACGATTGTTAACACGGAAAAGACAGAAACGATAGATACAACAACCGAAAACAACCATCTTACAGAACTCTTTATAGCGGCAAAGAGAGTAGAGGGATGCTCGGAAAAATCGCTAAAATACTATACAGCGACCATCGAAACGATGCTGTTACATATCGGAAAGCCGATTAAACACATCACAACAGATGATTTGCGTGGTTACCTAACGGAATACCAAAACAAACGCAATTCAAGCAAGGTGACCATCGACAATATGAGAAGAATACTATCAAGTTTCTTTTCGTGGTTAGAAGACGAAGACTACATAATTAAGAGTCCCGTTCGCCGAATACACAAGGTAAAAACCGCATCAAACATAAAAGAAACCTACACAGATGAAGAGTTGGAGGTAATGCGGGACAGTTGCGTAAACCTGCGCGACCTTGCTATAATCGATATGCTTGCATCAACGGGAATGCGTGTGGGGGAGATGGTATTGCTCAACCGAGAGGATGTCAACTTCTCCGAAAGGGAGTGCATTGTTCTTGGAAAAGGCGATAAGGAACGCCCAGTGTATTTCGATGCAAGGACAAAATTGCATTTGCAATGCTACCTTGAAAGCCGAACCGACAATAACCCTGCATTGTTCGTGTCGTTGAAATCACCGTTCAAACGGCTAAAAATCGGTGGAATAGAGGTCAGAATTAAACAAATCGGGCAAAAGCTCGGCATAAAGAAAGCTCATCCGCACAAATTCCGAAGGACACTGGCAACCACGGTTATTGACAAAGGAATGCCGATAGAACAATTACAACGGCTTTTGGGACACAAACGGATCGACACAACATTGATGTATGCTATGGTAAAACAAAGCAACGTAAAAATGGCACATAGAAAATTCATTGGATAGAGGTGTAAGCATGAAAAGAACAATTGGAGAGATTGCGGAGATCGTAATGGGGCAATCTCCGAAGTCTGAATTCTATAACAACAATGGCGATGGTATGCCATTTTTGCAAGGGAACAGAACTTTTGGAGATTTGTATCCGACTTTCGACACATATACAACAAATCCCACAAAAACGGCAAAAGCGGGAGATATCATAATGAGTGTTCGTGCGCCCGTCGGAGATCTAAATATAACGCCTGTGGATATGTGCCTTGGTCGTGGTGTTTGTGCATTACGAATGAAGAATGGCAACCAGTCCTATTTGTTCTATTTGCTAAAGCACAATGTAAAAACTCTTATAAATAGAGAAAGCGGAACGGTATTTGGTTCGGTTAATTACAAAGATATAGCATCCTTGCTCGTTGATTACGAAGAGAACGAAGAAGAGCAACGGCGAATCGGACAATTCTTGTGGGATATCGACCAAAAAATTGAAACGAATAAGGCGATAAACAATAATTTAATGCAGCAAACTCAAACTTTGTACGAAAGCATTTTTTGTACGCCTTCGGATATTGTTACAAAACATATCTCGCTCTCTGAACTAATGGATTACGCAGGCGGAAGCCAACCTCCTGCCTCTGAATTTGTTTTTAGTCCCAAAGATGGTTACATTCGCTTTGTCCAAATTAGAGATTACGATACAGACGGTCACATTACATTTATTCCTCATTCTAATAAAAACAAATTATGCGAGGAACACGACATAATGATTGCTCGGTATGGTGCGTCTCTTGGGCGCATATGCTTTGGAATTAACGGAGCCTATAATGTTGCCCTTGCGAAGGTGTTCCCAAAGAAACCATATTTTAGGGAATTTTTGCGATGTTACTTGTCTTCTCGAACATTTTACGACGGCATTAATAACAAAGGTGGAAGGAGCGCTCAAGCAGGCTTTAATCAAAGTGATATCAATTCATTCGAGTTTGATTTCCCTGTCGATGAAACTATCGTAAAGGAGTTTGAATTAACTGCTGCACCAATGTTTGAGCAACGCTTACAACTCAAAAAAGAGAACCAGCGTCTTTCTTCTTTGCGCGATACCATTTTGCCTAAACTGATGTCTGGCGAAATAGATGTGTCAGATGTCGAGTTTTAAGCCGCTAAATTATTGTTTATCGGAGGAATAAATGGGTATTTTCGATAAAGAAAACGAAATAATAGAATACTTTCAGACGATTGTTTCTCCGCCAGAGGTGGCATTAATTCCTGAAAATGATGAAACGGAGAGAGTGTTTCAGTCTATTTCTGATGAAGAGTCTTGGGCAAAATGGACGGATACATCGGGAAAGAACGATCCACCGCCAGACTTTTATTGTGACGAATACGGTTTGATGATGGATGTGATGCGAGTCGATGACCACGGCTATATTAGCGAAAAAGGGAAGACTGTCAATCCGACACTTACAAGAGAACGCGAAGTAACGAAGGAATTACAAGAAAACGGCATCTTGGATCAGTTTCCCGGTGCAAAACTACATTTGCTTGTAGATACGAAATTGTCGACCGAAGAAGACCACAACTATAGATTTTATAGGGATAACTTCGTCAGAACGGTAGAGGCACATAAAAAGAAAATACATAGGTATAGAGAGAATCACCCAAACTGCAAGGTAATATTCTTTGTGTTCGATGAGTCATCGGCATATATGGAGCCTTTGCGTAAAACGAATAACCCCGTTAAAGGGCAACTCCATTGCGGAAGAGTGCATGTTTGGTTTAACGATTCAGCGTTTATAAAAGTATTGAAAGATTCGGATATCGACTACCTTGTGTGGTTTACCCCATACAAAATGATTGAGTTTTTGGGAAAAGGCTTGGAACTGCCAAGAGCAGTGGTGTATAATATCAAAGAACTACCACAGGAACAATTTGAGTACAACGAAGATTGTATGATGAGCGTTGAAGTGTAGGAGGAGAACAAAATGGCATTTGACGAAGGAAATTATGAGAATTCAGTAATTGAACTCTTCAAGGGTATGGGCTATACATACTTGTATGGTCCAGATGTCGTGCGCGATTTTTACGATCCGTTATACGAAAGTGAGTTGATTGACGCACTCCATCGCATCAACCCCGGTTTGCCCGAAGAGGCAATTCAAGATGCGTTATTCAAACTGAAAAACTTTGAGAATGCCGAGTTGGTACAGAAGAACCAATTATTTATGGACTACCTCCAAAACGGAATACAAGTCCGCTTTTCGGTCAACGGTGAGGAAACCTCGGACATCGTCTATATCGTTGACTACAAAAACCCGGACAATAACTCGTTCATTGTGGCAAATCAATGGACATTTATTGAGAACAGCAACAAACGCCCGGACATTATCCTATTTGTTAACGGTTTGCCGTTGGTATTGGTAGAATTGAAATCTCCGTCAAGGGAAGAAACCGATGTTTCGGAAGCGTATAGACAACTGCGGAACTATATGATAGAAATCCCCAGTATGTTTATTTACAATGCAATTCTCGTGATGAGCGACCACCTTACATCAAAGGCGGGAACGATTACTTCCGGGGAAGACCGCTTTATGGAGTGGAAGACCAAGGACGGAAGCTACGAGAACACGCAGTTTGCTCAATTCGACACTTTCTTCGAGGGGATGTTCCAAAAAGAACGTCTGCTCGATATTATAAAGAACTTTATTTGTTTCAGCAACGAGGGACTCAAATCGTACAAGATTTTAGCGGGATACCATCAGTATTTCGCAGTTAAAAAAGCGATAGAATCAACCAAGCACGCAACCGTAACAGATGGCAAAGGCGGCGTCTTTTGGCATACTCAAGGGAGCGGAAAGTCGCTGTCTATGGTTTTCTATGCACACTTGCTGCAAGAAGCCTTGGAATCTCCGACCATCGTTGTGTTAACCGATAGAAACGATTTGGACGATCAGTTGTATGGTCAGTTCTCAAAGTGTAGCCATTTCCTGCGTCAAAAGCCAGTACAAGCCGACAAGCGCAAATTGTCCGAACAGGATAAAGAACGCAATTCGCATTTGAGAAAGGGCGAGCAACCGATAATCGGACTCAAAGATTGGCTTGACGGTCGCAAAGCAAACGGTATCATTTTCACGACCATGCAAAAGTTCGAAGAGTCGCACGAACCGTTGTCCGAAAGACGAAATATCATCGTTATGGCGGATGAAGCTCATAGAGGACAATATGGTCTTGCCGAAACTGTTAAAATGGTAAAAAACGATGATGGGGAAGAAGTAGCAAAAAAGGTCATCGGTACGGCGAGAATCATCCGCAACAGTTTGCCGAACGCAACATACATAGGCTTTACGGGAACGCCTATTTCGTCCAAAGACCGTAGTACAAGAGAAGTCTTCGGTAACTACATAGATGTCTATGATATGACGCAAGCGGTCGAAGACGGCGCAACTCGTCCTGTGTATTACGAAAGCCGAGTAATCAAGTTGAAACTTGACGAAGCGACGCTTCGATTGATAGATAACGAGTATGAAGTAATGGCAAACAATGCCGATCCTGCCGTTGTCGAAAAGAGCAAGCGCGAACTCGGACAAATGGAAGCCATATTAGGAAACGATAAGACGATCGATTCCTTGGTAACCGACATCATCGAACACTACGAAAACAACAGAGAAAATCTGCTGACAGGTAAGGCGATGATAGTCGCATACTCGCGTCCGATTGCTATGAAGATCTACAATAAGATTTTGGAACTTCGCAAAGGATGGACGGACAAGGTCGCAGTCGTTATGACTTCCGATAATAAAGACCCGGAAGAGTGGCGCAAAATCATCGGCAACAAGCATTACAAAGAGGAAATTGCCGCTAAATTCAAAGACAACGACAGCCCGTTGAAAATTGCAATAGTCGTGGATATGTGGTTGACTGGATTTGACGTTCCGTCCCTTGCGACAATGTATGTTTACAAACCGATGTCGGGTCACAACCTAATGCAGGCAATCGCAAGAGTAAACAGAGTATTCCGAGATAAAGAGGGTGGACTTGTCGTTGATTATGTCGGCATCGCAGCAGCACTTAAGCAAGCGATGAACGATTACACGATACGCGACAAGAAAAACTACGGAGATACCGACGTCGCAAAGGTCGCTCTTCCTAAATTCCTCGAAAAACTCTCGATTTGCCGTGACGTATTCCATTCGTATGACTATAGCAAGTTCATGAGCGGCACAGACCTTGAAAGAGCGAAGACGATAAGCGGAGCCGTCAACTTTATTATTGCGGTAGGCAAAGAAACGGATAGAGAGGCATTTATAAAAGAAGCCCTAATGCTCCATCAGTCCCTGTCGTTGTGTTCTTCCTTGGTGGAAGAGGAACTTCGTTTCGAGGCGGCATTCTTCGAAGCTGTTCGCGTCCTTGTTGTTAGACTTACTAATACGGGCGGCGGTCAAAAGATATCCTTGCCAGAGATGAACGCCAGAATCAATGAACTGTTAAAACAGAGCATTAAGAGCGACGGCGTAATCAATCTATTTTCTGACGTTAAGGAAGAGTTCTCTCTGTTCGATCCGAAATTCCTCGCAGAGGTAGCGAAGATGAAAGAGAAGAACCTTGCCGTCGAACTCTTGAAAAAGTTGATAGCCGACCAAGTTTCGATATATCGCCGCACGAACGTTGTCAAGAGCGAAAAGTTCAGCGAAATAATGCAAATGGCGATGAACAAATACTTAAACGGTTTATTGACCAACGAAGAAGTCATTCAAGAGTTGCTCAACATAGCCAAGCAAATCGCAGCGGCAAAGAAAGAGGGGGACTCCCTTGGTTTGACGGCTGACGAACTGGCGTTCTATGATGCATTGACCAAACCGCAGGCGATTAAAGACTTTTACGAAAATGAAGAGTTGATTGCTATAACCAAGGAATTGACAGACACTCTTCGCAAAAACAAAACAATCGACTGGCAAAAGAGAGAGTCCGCTCGTGCAAAGATGAGAATGCTTATAAAGAAACTTCTCAAAAAGCATAAATATCCGCCAGAAGGAATGGATGACGCCGTTCAAACGGTTATGACCCAGTGCGAGCTGTGGACGGATAACATAATGGACTAAAAGGAGTACTCGAAATGGATAACGAAAAGAAAGGATATATCTACATACTTACAAACCCATCGTTTAGCGAGTGGGTTAAGATTGGTTATGCAGATGATGTTCAACAAAGAGTTGCTCAATTAAATCGAACTGAATGCACTCCATTTGGTTTTAGGATTTATGCAACATACGAAGTAACAGATAGGTTAAAGGATATCCCTGTACATACCTTGATTGACCAACTAAATCCGTCTTTGAGAAGTAAGGATGAAATAGAGGGAAAGATAAGAATTCGTGAATTCTATAATATGACACCAGAGGATGCTTATGGTATCTTGGAAATGGTTGCAAAAATCAATGGTCTTGAGTGTAATTTAAGAAAATATGTTCAAACAAAAGAAGAAGTTGCGGACGAACAATTAGCAGAGCGTGTAAAAATTGCAAGTACCAACCGACATCATTTCAAGGATATTGATTTTGCTTCAAGTTTAACAGGAAAGAGATATCATGGAACTACCGCTATCGATGGAACATTAAGCATAATTGACGTTGCCACAGGGGAAGAGGTCCCTAACAACAGCAAACCATCTAAGAAGTCAATCATTGGGCAAGCAATACTTGATCTCGGTGGGGAAACAAGCAAGGAAGAAACGCTGTACCAAAGATATCATAAACTAACAAAAATCATTTTATCCTTATTAAATCAATAACAAAAACGCGCTGTTTGGGAAAATCCCAGATAGCGCGTTATCTTTATTTTTGCTCGATTTTTATGATATCGACTTGCTTGCCTTTGGCTTTGGCATACTCAATGGTGTGCCAAGTCCCGCCAGCTTGCTCACCATTCCAAACGGCAAGAACTGTGTCGGAGTGATCTACCATATAATCGTTTCGCACGAGCATACAGGCGCGGAAGAAGTGGTCGTTTACCAGCGTTATTTTATCTGCCTTTTCAAGGATATTGTTATATCTTGCAATTTCACTTGGCGGCCACTTCATTGTCTGGTTTGGGCAGGGAATAGCGCATTCTAAAGAGATGTTAAGACCATATTCATTTTTTAATCCGAGGACAATTTCGGCAAAATCCATATCCACACCGAGAGCCATTCCTGAAATAAAGTGATCATAACCATCATCAATATATTCAGCCACACAACAAGCGAGGGACTCGATATACTCATCGTAATCGGGTCCTTCTTTTTTGTATTTCCAAGGTAATTTAGCTGGGCGATGCCCGGTAACGCACACTGTTTTCACTTACTTACACCTCTCGTCGAAAATTATACCAAAATACTGGGCAAAAATCAAGCAATACTGGGTTTCTGCCCAGTATTTTCAAAAATAAAAAGTTTATACTATTACTGAGCGAAAAACAAGTAAAGGAGGTGCAGTCATGACTATTGGCGATGCAGTATCGGTAAGACTTATAGAACTCATGGAGCAAAAGAAAGTGACCGCATACCGTCTTTCTATGCTCACGGGAGTAGATCAGTCAACGATAGGCGATATAAAGAAACGTCGAAACATTGCGGTAAACATTAGAACGATTAGTGCGTTGTGTCAAGGCTTGGGTATTGGACTAAATGCTTTCTTTGATAGTCCGTTGTTTACGCTTGAAAATATAGAAGACTAAAATGGTGGTCAAGTGGTGACTGCCATTTTTTTTTGCGAAAAAGTAAGGGGTGTCATGGAGTGCGGACACCCCTAATTTTATACCTTTTAGAGTCTTGACTTCTTTGAGCAAAAGAAGTATAATAGTGTTGCTATCAGGGACAAGTGTCCCGAATAGGCAAAGTGAGGGCCATCACAAAATGAGAACAAAAGACAGCGAGTTAGTTCAAAGAATCAAGTCATACATTGAAGACCAGTGCGAGCAAAGGGGGAGAATACCTCCCATTCGAGAAATAGCGGAAGCATTGGGAGTTGGAAAGAGTTCTGTGCAGAGATACATGGAGTATATGACGGAACAAGGAATAATTGCGAGAGGCGAATATGGGTATGAGTCCATTGAGCAGTCGAGAACGGAGAAAACCGTGTCGGTTGCAAAGCTTGGGTATGTTCCTTGCGGTCCTCTTGCAGAAGAGTATGAGTGCATAGATGGATATGTCAGACTCCCGGCATCGTTTGTAGGAAACGCAAAAAAGTGTTTCTTGCTCACGGCAAGCGGAAATTCAATGATTGACGTAGGAATCAATGACGGAGACCTTGTGCTTGTAAGACAACAGGAAACTGCGGATTATAACGATATCGTAGTTGCGCTGGTCGAAAATGAAGTAACTCTTAAACGCTATCGCCCCGATAACAAAAAGGGAATCATCGTACTTCATCCCGAAAACAAACGAATGAAAGATATTGTGGTTAATAGTTGCCGAATACAAGGTGTTGCTATCAAAGTGATTAAAGATTTGGAAAACTAACAAACGCAAGGGAGGCGGATTTACAAAACAATGACGTATAACGTGAAATGCCCATTGTGTGGCACGGAAAACAAAAACTTATACCTTGACGAAACTAATGGTTGGTTTGAGTGCGAGTGTTGCAAGAGAGAAGTCTTGCCGCTCAAGTACGCAAAGACAAAGTCCATTCCTTTGTATGACTATAAGACATTCGCCAAGGCGATACAAACAAAATAATCTCGACAAAACCCGCCCCGTTTAGTCGAGTAGCAAAAGACACATAGTGATACATCGGTTTTTCTACTTCAGTGTAGGAGATCCCGACCGCACAAATGCAGTAGAAAAAATCCAAAACCATGGTATCAAGGGAAATAGGAGGCGAGCATACATAATGCAACATAAAGGTAGCATTGGGGCAAAGAAAATGGTTTGCAATAACTGTTTTCATCCCCTTGTAGGCTTTAAGGACGAGAAAGGATTTGTTCGGGTAAGATGCCCGAATTGCGGAACGATTACAACTGCGAATGCGAAAAGCAGAAGAATAGTTCAAATGGAATTAATTGCCCCGGAAGGGCAAGAAGTAACATGGTAAAAATACAAAAAATTAAATATTCTTACGAACGATACTTGGTCGGTCTGAAACAGTGACATTGTAAAGCCAAGTCCCTCATTCGTATTAGAGCGGTAGGTTAAACCAGTATTGAGAGGCCACCGACATTCGAGATAATCCTTAATTGGATACGTCTCCTATGTCGGTGGCTTTTTTTATTTCCTCCGCTTGCAAAAAAATTTAAAAAACTTTTCCAAATGGTTCAAAAAGTGAGCCGTTTGACCTTTAGAATACAGCCATCAAGAGCAAGGGAGGTGAGACAGTTGAGTGCTAACGAACGTCGTATGCAAATACTCGAAGTTCTATGTGAACGAAAATTCGAAACGATAGACAACTTAATGTTCGAGTTTTCGGCATCAAGAGCAACAATAAAACGCGATATTCAAGAACTCATACTGTCTTACCCGGTATACACGGTTCAAGGACATGGCGGTGGGGTTCGAATAGACGATGGATACCGACTTGGAATGAAATACCTTTCCGAAAAGCAATCTAACCTTCTTGAAAAATTAGCGGTAGGGCTCACGGGAGAAGAACTTGAAACGATGAAAGGCATTCTCAAAAAATTCAAAGAGCCAAAGCGAGGAAACAAATGAAAGTAAATACAAAAAAATTCATCCGGATGGTAAAGAACGAATGCGGAAATCTGTCGCTGTTCTGTATCGAGTTTGAAATCAGCAGAGCGGAACTAACGGCAATATTGCTCGGCGGTCTTCCGTTCAGTTACGAACAAAGCGAACGAATGATGAACGCATTCGGCGCGGAGAAAATGGTCAAGGTTATCGACTGGGAGGGAATGAATGTACGCTGTCCGATCTAACGAAACAATTCGCATCTACGATTCTTTCGCATATCGATGGAGTATCAAGGATATGCAGAACAGGTTCTACGATGCGGACGATAAGTGTTGGGTAGTCCCTCTCACGAAAGAAAACGTGGCAACGCTCGGACTGCTCGGAGCAACGCTTGACGAAGAATTACAGGCTTTGACGGCAGATAGCGCGGACACCAAAGGAAATGCCGAACCGACCATAAAACCGCCGATAAAGGGCAGCCTTTATAGCCACCAAGTAAAGGCATATAACTTCGCGCTAAAACAGTTTGACATGGGCAAGGCGGTAGCGTTCCTGATGGATATGGGAACGGGAAAGACAATCACGACTATTGCGCTAATAGGTGCGTTAAACAACCAAAAGCGTATCGGTAAAGTGCTTGTTGTGTCACCAAAGTCCATAGTCGGTGTGTGGGAAGAAGAGTTCCAAAAGTTTGCGGATTATCGATATGCACTGACGATTTTGGACGGCTCGATCGCAAAGAAAAAGGCAGCATTCGGATACATGAACGGCTCGGCATTGCAAGTCATAGTCGTGAACTACGAATCGGCTTGGCGGCTTGAAACGGAGATAGGAAAGTGGAATCCCGACATGATCGTGTGCGATGAATCGTCCAAGATTAAAAACCCGACCACGGCGCAGTCCAAGGCACTGCATAAACTCGGCAAGAAGACCAAGTTCAACGTCATACTCACGGGAACTCCCGTCACGAACAATCCGCTGGACTTCTTCTCGCAGTATAAGTTCTTGGACGAAGAGATACTCGGACCGTCCTACTACTTATTCCGCAACCGCTATGCCGTGATGGGCGGTTACCAGAACCACCAAATCGTAGGGTACAATCATCTCCCGGAACTCGTGGAAAAGGTACATAAGATAGCGTTCCGAATCAAGATACAGGACGCAGTCGACTTACCGCCGTTCATAGACGAAGTGCGAACGATAAAACTCGAACCGAAAGCCGAAGCGGTGTATCGGATGATAGAAGATGACTGCTACGCTCAACTCTCCGCCGATACAGAAGTGACCGCAAGGAATATCTTGACGCAGCTTTTAAGACTGTCGCAATGCACGGGCGGGTTTATCCGTGACGATGCAACCGCCAAGCCACAGACAGTAAGTACGGCAAAGATAGAGGCTCTCGAAGACATCATCGACGGCTGCGTGGAAGAAGACAAAAAGGTAGTCGTGTTCGCACGGTTCGTTCCAGAAATCGAAGCCATAAAAGCAATGCTCGAAAAGAAAAAGTTGGGCTATAGGTTGATTTACGGAGCAACGAAGGATAGAGCGGAGCAAGTGAAAGACTTCCAAGAGAACCCGGATGTAAAAGTGTTCGTAGGGCAACTGCAAACCACAGGAATGGGGCTAACGCTTACGGCGGCAAGCGTGGCGGTGTTCTATTCGTTGGACTTCTCCTATGCGAACTATGAGCAGAGCCGAGCAAGAATTCACCGAATCGGACAGAAAGAAAAGTGTCTATACATTCATCTCGTGGCGAAGAACACAGTGGATGAAAAGATAATGAACGCATTAAAGCACAAAGGCGATATTGCAAAACTGATGGTAGATAACTGGAGGACGTTACTGCATGGGAAAGTTTAAGGATTTGACGGGAAGGCAGTTCGGTAGACTGACGGCATTAGAGCCATTGCCACCGCACGGGAAGAACACGGCTTTGATGTGGGCATGCAAGTGCGAGTGTGGTGGAACGGCGATAGTACGGGGAACGGACCTTGTCAACGGACACACGATGTCGTGCGGATGTTACCGCAAGATGCAAAAGGCGATGCCGAACGGAGAACTGCGGCTGCATCGAATATGGGCGAATATGAAACAGCGATGCGCTAATCCGAAGAGCAAAGACTTCAAGTATTACGGCGCAAAGGGAGTGTGCGTGTGTGCCGAATGGGAAGACTTTGAGACTTTCTTCTACTGGGCAATGTCACACGGATACAAAGACGGCCTGACGATAGAGCGTATCGACAATGACGGAGATTATTGCCCGAATAACTGTAAATGGATACCTAAACACAGGCAGAACAGCAACACGAGCCGAACGAAGCGATATGTGATGTACGGGAAAGTGTTTACGCTTGCGGAAATTTGCAGGATATACGGGGTATCTCGCAGCACGGTCGCGTCTCGATTGAAGAAAGGTATTCCGCTTGAAAAAGCAATCAAACAAAACAGGAGGTATCAGATGAATACGAAACTACTGGAACTGTCCGACAGACTCAAAGAACTGCGGACGCAAAAGAGCGACCTTGAAAGAGAGGTCAAGGGCATCAATGAAGAGATTGACGGAGTAACAACCGAAATGATCGACTTGATGACCACGGAAGAGTTGACTTCGTTCAATCGTAACGGAACGACGTTCTCGCTCGTCACGCAAGAGTACCCGGCACCAGAACCCGAAAGGAAAGGCGAACTATGGGAAGTCATGAAGAAAAACGGCTTCGAAGATTTGTTCACTATCAACAGCCAAACCCTTTCGGCAACGGTCAAGGAACTTATTGCGGCGAATGAGGGCGTACTCCCGGAATGGTTGGACGGGCTCATAAAAATTGCGGAGAAGAACAGTATCCGCGTTGCCAAATCGAAAAAATATTAATTTAAGGAGACGAAACAACAATGGCAAACGAAATCGTAAAGAAAGAAAACACGGCACTTTCATTTGGAGCAAGCGCAGACCTTGGCGAGATCTTCGCAGAAGAGCTTGACGGACTGACTCCCTCGTTCGAGAGAATCAAAATCCCGGCAGGCGGAGGTCTTGCATACGAAGTACCGGGTGACGATCCCGAAAGTCCCGACTCGGCGAAAGAGTTCAAAGCGGTGATTCTCTATCACCATCCCATCTCGTGCTACTACAAGGAAGAGTACACGGGCGGGAACAATCCGCCTGACTGCGGCTCGATGGACGGACGCATCGGTATCGAAGCGGAAAGCGGAGAAATCAGACAGTGCGCCGACTGTGAGTTCAATAAATTCGGCAGCGGTAAGAACGGAGCAAAGGCGTGCAAGCAGAAGAGAAGAATCTACCTTCTTCGTGAAGGCGAGGCTCTGCCGATTATTCTCTCGCTCCCGACGGGCAGTCTTGCCGAATTCAGTAAGTACGTAATGCGACTTCTTTCCAAAGGAAAGAAAACCGTGAGCGTGGTTACCAAGTTCACGCTGAAAAAGGCACAGAACAGCGGCGGTATCAACTACTCGCAGGCGGTGTTTGCAGTCGACCGAAACTTGACCGAGGAAGAACTCAAAAATGTACTTCCTTTGGCAGAACAGGTCAAGGCAATGGCAACCAAGGTTACGGCGCTTGACGAAGAATAAAAACAAACGGGCAACGGGTGGCGGTAAAAGTCCGCCGCCCGGAAACCCAAAACGGAGGAACGATGACGGACATTTTCGAGAAGGTCAAAGACCAAGTTAAAATCGCCGATGCTGTTGAATCATTCGGCATCAAATTGAATAGCAGAGATAAAGGTCTGTGTCCGTTTCATAGGGAAAAAACTCCGTCGTTTTCGATTGACCGCAAGAACAACATCTTCACTTGCTTTGGCTGCGGTGAAACGGGTGACGTCATAACCTTTGCGTCAAAGATGAAAGAAGTAGAGCCGTTAGAGGCGGCGAAACTTCTTGCCGAGATGTTCCATATCGACGTGGACGATTGCACCAAGCGAACGAGCATAAAAGACTACCTGAAAGCGTGCATCAAAGACGCGGACAAGACCGACTATTTTCAAAAGCGCGGAGTGACCAAAGAAACGGTGAAGAAATATTGCCTTGGTTATGACGTAAAGAGAAATGCAATCGTGTTGCCGTACTCATCGGAACTACGATACTACCAAACTCGGAGCATATCCGACAAAAAGTTCTATAAACCGACAAACGAAGAGGCGGGTGCGGAGCCGCTGTTCAATCGCAAAGCGTTGTGGGGAACGAGCAAAGAGCCTGTCTTTATCGTGGAGAGTCCGCTCTGTGCCTTGTCTATTATGCAATGCGGCGGCGTCTCGGTGTCGCTCTGCGGTGTTGGCGGGGCAAACAAACTCGTCAAAGAGGTAAAGTCGAAAAAGCCGAACGCTCCGCTGGTGCTGTGCTTGGATAATGACGAGCCGGGGCAAAAGACGTCTGTATCACTTGAAAAAGAACTCCAAGCGGCGAAGATTCCATACATAGTATTCAACGTTGCAGGGAGCAAGAAAGACCCTAACGAACTATTGATGTCTAACCCCGAAGAACTAAAAGCAGCGGTGGCAGCGGCAAAGAGAGAAGTTCGGAAAGTCTATAAACGCGGTGTGGCGAGCATAGCGGCAAGCGACTTGCAAACGGCGAAAATTGATCCGCCAGAATGGTTAATCCCGGATGTATTGCCGCAAGGCTTGGCGATATTGTGTGCTTCGTCAAAAGTCGGAAAGTCTTGGATGGCGATGCAGATGTGCTTGGCGATAAGCCGTGGGAAAGAGTTCTTGGACTATACAAGCAATCAGGCGGGGTGTCTTTATCTCGCCCTCGAAGACGGTATTTTCCGTCTGAAAGACCGACTCAACAAAGTGCTTGACGGCGGTCTTATCAAGCAGTTGGACGAAGAGTTCGAAGAACACCCGGACATTAAACTGATTATCATCGACACCTTGCAAAAGGTAAGGGGGGCGGCGAAGAAAGACGAAATCGCCTACGCAACGGACTACCGAGAACTCGGAGCGTTGAAAGAGTATGCCGACAACAAGCGGATCTGCATTTTTCTCATTCACCATTTGCGAAAGATGGCGGATGAAAATGACGTATTCAATATGATTTCGGGTTCGAACGGCATCATGGGCGTATGCGACACGATATTCATCATCTACAAGAAAAAGCGGCAAGACGAAAATGCCGTGCTGTTTATGACGGGACGAGATATTCGGCAGCAAGACGTCGTGGTGCATTTCGATGAAACGAAGTATCGCTGGGATATGGTCGGAACGGCGGAGGAAGAAGAGCGGAAACGCAAAAAACGTGAGTACGAGAACAACCCTATCGTGAAAACTGTAAAAGACCTTATAAAACAATATCCGATGGGTTGGAAAGGCACTGCAACCGACTTAATCAAGGCTGTGTACGATGTGACGGGAAGTCCGTGCATTTACTCAACGGCGGCACTCGGCAAAGAGATAACGAGCATTGAAACGCAGCTCTACTATGACGGCATCGAACACTCGATGAAACGGAGCGGTTCGAGCAGAGTACATTATTTCGGTAAAAGACAGGCTTATAAACCGACATATCAGCGAGCGATATTCGATGAATCGGAAGACTAATACGGCTAAACTGGTCGATTTCGACCTGATAAGAATGACGGGTAATGACGGCAAGTGACGGCAAGTGACAGGAAAACAGTTCTCACACAACACTATCCGTCACTACTGTCACTCCGTCACAACCGTCACATCCGTCACAAAAACGAGATTTCTAATAGAGGGGTTACTGTCACACTGGTAAAGTGTCATTTAGTGACAGGTGTGACGGTTGTGACAGGTAGTTTTATATAGGAGCGAAAAAAGTGAAGGAAAGCGACCTGATAAAAGCGATAAGCAATTATTTGAAAACAGTTCCAAACTTGTTCTTTTGGAAGGAACACGGCGGGATGTACGGAACGGCGGGAATTCCGGATTTGATAGTCTGTTATAAGGGCAGATTTATAGGTCTGGAATGCAAGGTAGGTAAAAACACGGCAACGGCACTGCAACAGCAAACGATTCGGCAAATATTGAAAGCGGGCGGATATGCGGTAGTCGTAAAAAGCGTAGGCGAGGTAAAAGCGATAATTCAAGCGTTTGAAAAGGAGTAGTATGGCAGACATCAACAAAGTGGTGATAACGGAAGAGGCGGAATTCGATTACGAGGTAATACTCGGACTGCCGATGCCGAAAGCCGACATAAAAGAGGCTTGCGAAAATTACATAGAATCCAGATATGACGGCGGCCGCACACTTTGGGGATATTACTACAAGTGGAAGTACTATGACGAAACCGCCGATAAAATGCTTTTGCTGTTCTTTTATAAGGGGCAAAAATTCGGAACGATGCAAATGTGGGATTTGTGCGGAGTCTGTTTCGAAGACGATTGGAACGAAAACTTGGAAGACTTCGGACAAATTCGTAACTGGCTGAAAAGCAAAATCAATCCCATAGATAACGGCGATTGGGTATGGGATGAGCGAGTAAGAGAAGAAAAAAGACGGAAAGAAATGGAGGACTACTGCAATGACGCAGATTGAAATAAAAGACTACTTGGAAAACTATCACGAAAAGAAGGCTGTTGCCGAATATAAGAAAAGGCAAGGTCTCGTATACGACCGAACGCTCGTGTGCGTGACGGCGATAGAAGAATGCGTAGCCGGGATGCCGAGCGAAATGGGTGAAATACTGAAACTGCATTATTTTCAGCGCATTTCCTTGCGAGAGATGAGTAAAAAATACTATCTCGGCAGAAACACGATAGCCAGAAGAAGAGACAAGGCAATTGCCATTATAAGCGACTGTTTATCCGAGGTCTGAAAATTGGGACAGAGCAGAGCCATTTTGAACCAAAATAGTGCAAAACCCCGAATATAATAGGAGTGTAAGCAGGAGATAAATATGCCAAGAAAACCAAAACGACCGTGCAGTTATCCCGGTTGTCCCAAGCTCGTGGACGGACAGTACTGCGAAGAACATAAGAAACTCGTAGACAAGCAATACAACGAGTACGGACGAGATAACTTCACGAAGAACTTTTACAAGACACCCGAATGGTTGCATGCGAGAAAGCAGCAACTCAATCAGCACCCGTTTTGTGCGGAGTGTTTGAAAGCGGGTAAAAGAACGAGAGCGACAATGGTAGACCATATCGTTCCCATCAAGCAAGGCGGCGAGCGGTTCGCTCCGAGCAACTTGCGAAGCCTGTGTTGGTCGTGTCACTCACGCAAGAGCGCACAGGAAGGCTCAAGGTGGAAACCGAAGCCGAGAGAGTACGACTGACCGCCGGGGAGGGGGAGGTCGAAAACTTGACGATTTCCACCCTAAGAGCGGGGCCGCAGTCCAACGCGAAAAAACGCGAAATCAAAAATCAAACGGAAAAATCAAAGAAATCAAAACCAATACGAAGTATTGAAGGACGGGCAACCGTCCTTTTTGATTTCGCGGGAAATCAAAACAATCAAAAAAACAGAGCAAAAATCAAAAATTCAAAAGGGAGGCAGTATGGCAAGCGGTGGAGCAAGACCGGGTGCGGGAAGACCGAAGAAAGCGGTCACGCAAAAGATACTGGAAGGCAATCCCGGCAAGCGTCCGATAGAAGTCGTGAACTTCACAACCGACAACGGATTGGAACTACCGAGCGATCCGCCTTCTTATTTATCAGCCAAAGCAAAAGAGATATACAAGACCGTGTACGCATGGCTGAAAAGCATCGGGTGTACGCAGGGAATACTGCCGTACAACTTGGAAGAGTACGCATTTTGCAAAGCGAGATGGCTTGAATGCGAAGATATGAACACCAAGCACGGACTGCTCGTAAAAGACCAAAACGGCAAGCCGATGCCGTCCCCGTTCGTGGGTATGGCGCAACAGTATCTCAAACAAACCAACGAAGTGTGGAGCAAAATCTACATCGTGGTACGAGAAAGCAAACTGTCGAAGTGGGACGAAACAAACCCCAACGATGACATTATGGAAAAACTATTAGGGGGTAAAGCATGACGGAATACACAGCCGAAAATCCGTTGCGACTGATTGAACTGTTCGCAGGTATCGGTTCGCAAACGCAGGCATTAACGAATATCGGCATTGCACATAAAGTCGTGGCGATAAGCGAGATAGACAAATACGCAATTCAAAGTTACGAAGCAATGCACGGAAAAGCCAACAACCTCGGAGATATCCGCAAGATAGAAGAACTCCCGGACGCTGACCTTTGGACATATTCGTTTCCGTGCCAAGACATATCGGTCGCAGGCAAGGGTGCGGGCATTAAGGAAGGAACTCGCAGCGGATTGCTGTTTGAAGTCGAGCGATTATTGCGTGTTGCATTGGAAAAGGGAACACTCCCGAAATACCTATTGCTTGAGAACGTCAAGAACCTTGTCAGCAAGAAGTTCAAGGCGGACTTCGATAAATGGCTCGATTTTCTCGCCGAACTCGGCTACACAAACTATTGGAAAGTGTTGAATGCCAAGGACTACGGCATTCCGCAGAACCGAGAACGGGTTTTCTGCGTATCTATCAGGGGTAAACACGAGCCTTTTGTGTTTCCAAAACCCAAAGAATTAACTATTCGTCTGCGAGATATGATTGATGAAATGGTTGATGAGAAGTTCTATCTCAAGGAAAGCACGATACGAAGCATTCTACGTTCGACATTTAACAGCCGAAGAGACAGTATTCGCCCCGGTGACGGGCTTGCAAATACACTTCTTGCAAGAGATTGGCGCGGACCGCAATGCGTTCAGGTCGGAGAAGTGGTAGGCGGTAAGTGGGACAAGATGCACGATATCAGCAAGCGTGTGTATGAACCTGACGGTATCGCTCCGACCGTGCATTGTCAGCAGGGTGGCAACACTGAACTGAAAATAGCCGAAGACTTCGTGCTTGGCGGACTTCAAAAGCACCAGACGCCGAGAACGGACGGCATTAGTCCAACGCTCACCGAGGCGATGGGAAAAGGTGGCGGTCAAACTCCTATCATTATCGACACGGCCGAGCCGAAAGAACGCTTTTATAAGCAAGCATTTGAAACGCTGAAAGAGAACGAGTGCGAAGTGGGCGATACTATAGACGCTTTCAATAAGAAAGTGAACAAGAGCGGTGTGTGTCCGACTCTTACTACTCGACCGGAAGGGTTCAAGACAGCAATTCTTCCCGTTGTCGGAGCAATGCGTGGAAGAAACCCCGAAGATCCGTCCGACAGAACGGCGGGAGTACCGACCGAACAGAGACTTGAAATCAACGAAAAAGGACTTTGCAATGCTTTAACCACGGTGCAAAAAGACAATCTTGTGATTGAAGAAGACAAGCAGGACTATGTAAGCCGAAGATATAACGAATTTATCGAAGAAAAAGGGTATGTCCCGGAGATGTTCGTGGCATACAACAAGACCGAGATAAAAGACGTTGCTCCAACGCTCACAGGGCAATGCAGCTCTCCGTCCGGAAGTTCTGCTGTGTTAAAACTCGAAGTCGAAGATGTCAAGGTTCTTGCACCGAACAATTGGGGACACAAAGCAGGCGATGGAACGATTACGCGAGAACGAACCGAAAAAGAGATTGTTCCCGCACTACAAGCATCGGCAGGGCAAACGCAACAGTCCTATCTGAAAGTCAAGGTAGCAAACAAGAAAGGCTACGAAGAAGCAAGACCCGGCGATTATGTCAACATTACATATCCGGGCAGCAAGACCAAGCGTGGTCGAGTGGGTAACGGAGTAGCGCATACCTTGACTTGCGGTGACGGAAACGCGGTGATCACCGAGAATGTGAGAATCCGCAAGCTCACACCGAGAGAGTGTCTTCGCCTTATGGGGTGGAAAGACGAACAGATAGACAAAATCGTTGCGGCAAAGATAAGCGGAACGCAGCAATACAGGCAAGCGGGCAACGGAATAGTGGTTCAAGTCTTGGAGTCAATCTTCAAGGCTTTATTTTTAGGCGAAATCGAGTAATGGAGTATATAGCAAGCATTAGTTACGGCAAGGACAGCCTTGCAATGCTCGAAGTCATACACAGATACAGTCTTCCGCTCGATAGAATTGTCCACGTGGAGATAATGGCAACGGATACGATACACGCAGATCTTCCGCCAATGGTTGCTTTCAAAGAAAAAGCAGACAAAATCATCTATGAAAAGTATGGAATCCGAGTTGAGCATATCTCATCGCCAAAGTCCTACGAAGACTACTTTTATTCTGTAAGTAACGGGGAAAAGAGTCTATATGCGGGAAAAATATATGGTTTTCCAATGCAAAAGGGGAATTGGTGTACGGGACGGCTAAAACAGTCCGTGCTTCAAAAGGTGCAGAGAAATGCGATTGTGTATATCGGAATAGCAATAGACGAACCCAAACGATTTCATAACCTGACCGAAACAAAAAGAAGTCCGCTCGTGGAATATGGGTGGACGGAAAAGATGTGTCGAGAGTGGTGTGAGGAGAGCGGACTATTAAGTCCGACCTATGAAACATCGCTGCGTGGCGGGTGTTGGTTTTGCCATAACCAATCTACGGCGCAGCTACGCTTGCTGCGAAAACAGTACCCGAAACTGTGGGCGAAATTATTAGAATGGGACTTGGACAGCCCGATTTCATTCAAGGGGAACGGACGCACGGTTCACGACTATGAGCGAAGATTTCAATTAGAAGAACAAGCAAAAGTCCCAATGGATAGAACTTTCCGTTGGGGGATGATGGAGGACAAATCAATGATTAAACATATCTACACGGCAGAGTCGGTGACTTGCGGTCACCCCGACAAACTTGCAGACCTTATTGCGGACAGCATTCTCGATGCGTGTCTGGAACAGGACGAAAACAGCAGAGTGGCTTGCGAAGTATTGCTTGCCCATAACAAATGCTTTATTGCCGGAGAGATTACGACCAAGGCGAAAGTCGACTACGAGTACATCGCCAGATGTGTGATTGCCGAAGTCGGCTACGATGCAAACGACATCGAATACGAAGTCCGCATTCATAAGCAGAGCGCGGACATTGCGGGTGCAGTCGGAAAGAAAGAACAGGGAGCAGGAGACCAAGGCATCGTCTACGGCTATGCGTCAAGCGAAACCTTAAATTATATGCCGCTCCCGGTGGAACTCGCTCATCGATTGACCGATAGACTTACCGAATGTCGCATTAATGGTGTTATAGCGGGACTTTTACCCGATGGAAAGAGTCAGGTATCGATCGAGTATGACGGGGACAGGTTCTCTCGAATCGTGTCCATCGTTGTGTCTGCACAGCACGAAGAAAGTAAAACTTTGAAAGAGTTGACAGAGGAAATCAAGGAAAAAGTAATTGCTCCCGTTTTTGCGGAGTACGACATTTCCAAGACCGAAATCCTTGTCAATCCGTCAGGCCGATTCGTAATCGGCGGGTTCGTTGCAGATACGGGACTGACCGGGCGAAAACTTATGGTAGATACCTATGGTGGAATCGCTCATAACGGCGGTGGAGCGATGAGCGGTAAAGATGCAAGCAAGGTAGATAGAAGCGGCGCATATCTTGCAAGGTACATTGCAAAGAACGTCGTTGCATCGAACCTTGCAGAGAAGTGCGAAGTCGCGCTTTCTTATGCTATCGGTGTTCCTAAACCGACCAGCGTTGACGTCAATACCTTTTACACGGGAACGGTCAGCGAAGTTCTCATCAAGAAAGCAATCGAAAAGGTCTTTGACCTTTCGGTAGCGGGAACGATTGAAAAACTCGACCTTAAGAAACCCGTGTATGCACAGACGGCAGTAGGCGGACATTTCGGAAAAGACTTCCTTGCTTGGGAACTCGTAGATAAAGCGGAGGAACTAAACGATGCCGTCAGCAAGGGATAAGCTCATCACGGACAATATGCGACTCGTCTACCATATGTACGGAAAAATCGGTGATGGTCCCATAAAAGAAAACTACAAGGAAGACATCATCTCCGAGGGAATGCTCGGACTATGCAAGGCGGCGGACACCTTTGACGAAAGCAGGGGTGTCCGATTCAGTACATACGCGGCTATGTGCATACGGAACGCAATGCTGATGTTTATCCGAAAAACGAGCAAACACTATCCGCACGAAGTATCGCTGAACATGGTAATAGGCAGGGACACCGAAGACAGCGTACTTACTCTTGCCGATGTCATAGAAGACGAAAGCCAGAGCGAAGATGAAATCATCACTCGAATTATGCTAAAAGAGTTCGAGGAAAAACAAACCCCGAAAGACAAAAGAATACTTCGAGAGATACGTCAAGGAAAGAGACAAAGAGAAATCGGTGAAATTGCGGGTATGAGTCAAGCACAGGTTTCAAGGCGAATTCGAAAAATGCGAGAAAAGTTTCAAAATTAACGAAATTTATACTGGACTTTCGATTGCCTTTACGGTATTTTGTTTGACTTGATAGGAGGTGATAACTATGAACAAACCAAGGGTTGAAATCCATAGTCGAGGTCCAGAAGGGAACATTTACTTCATTATCGGAAAAGCAAGGGACGCACTCCGCAAGGCGAGACGAATCAGTGACTACAACGATATGTGGGAGAGAGTGCAAAACTGCGGAAGTTACACGGCGGCGCTTGCCGAAATCCGCAAAACGGTAGACCTTATCGACCTTGACGGAGTGTTCTAAAAGTCCATAAAAATAATCGTAAAATTCTTTGTTAATTCTTTGTGTTTCGGCGCGTTTTCGCTGGGCTCTTTCAAACCTTTACGGTATTGTTGTGTTACAAAACAGGGGTGCGGAAAGCACACCGAAAAAGGAGAACACACAGTATGAAAAACCAAAAATTCGGAGTCGAAATCGAGCTCACGGGCATCACGAGAAGAGACGCGGCAAAAGTCATCGCTGACTACTTCGAAACAACGTCAACCTATGAAGGCACAGGGTACAATAAATACTCGGTGCGCGATAGAGACGGCAGAAAATGGGCGGCGATGTACGACAGCAGCATCGATGCAAGAGACAAAAACGACAACCGCTTGAGCGATGAATACAAATGCGAACTCGTAACACCGATACTCGGATGGGATGACATCGAAACCCTACAAGAGATCGTGAGACTGCTCCGCAAGAACGGAGCGATAGCGAACGCGAGCTGCGGAATCCACGTACATGTAGATGCAACGAATCACACGGCAAAGACGCTACGAAACCTTGTAAACATCATGACGGCGAAAGAAGACATACTCTTCAAAGCCTTGGGAGTAAGCCAAAACCGCGCGGACAGATGGTACAAAAAAACGGAAGAGGGGTTTGTAGCAAACCTGAACCGCAGAAAACCGACAACCGAATCGGGCATCGAAAGATTATGGTATAACGGAGCATCGAGAAGAACGCAACACTATGACTACAGTCGCTACCACGCACTCAACCTGCATAGCCTCTGGCAAGGCAAGGGCATCGAGTTCAGATGCTTCAACGGCACAACTCACGCAGGCAAGATAAAAACATACATACAACTGTGTCTCGCCATCAGCAACCAAGCACTGACGCAAAATGCGGCGAGTGCAAGGAAGACGGCAAGCACGAACGAAAAATACACCATGCGGACATGGCTACTCCGCATGGGAATGATAGGCGATGAGTTCAAAACGGCAAGACAGTTCCTACTCGAAAACCTTGACGGAGACATCGCCTTCAGAAACGGAAGACCGAACAGAGTGGCTGCATAAGCCACCCTATGAAATACAAGGAGATAAAAGAATATGGACAAACGACTTTATGTGGCTTACGGAAGTAACCTGAACTTAAGGCAAATGGCTCGAAGGTGTCCGACTGCCAAGGTGTACGGAATCGGTAAGATTAAGGACTACCAGCTGACATTCCGATGCGTGGCAACGATAGAACCCAAAAAGGATAAAGAAGTCCCCGTCGGTGTATGGGAAATTCAGCCGAGCGATGAAATGTCGCTCGACAGATACGAAGGGTATCCGAGCCTTTACAGGAAAGAAGACATTCAAGTGACGATGTCGGATGGAACGGAAGTCACCGCAATGGTGTACATTATGAACCGAGGCTTGCCAGATTACCCCAATGCATCATACTACAGGACGATAGAAGAAGGGTATCACGACTGCGGACTTGATCCGCAATACCTAAAAGGAGCCTTGGAAGATACGGAAATGCGGAAAAAGAAACAATAGAGATAATATACTGTGTGTTCGAGAAGAGAGATAGAGATGTCTCTCTTCTTGTCGTTTATGGAGGTTGAATGGGAGAGAGTAAGATAATTACAAAACCAAACGGCGAACTATTCAACCCTGACCTTGCACAAAGGGCAATCACATTTATCAATATGCTCAAGCACACCAAAGGGGAATGGCACGGCAAAAACTTCGACTTGTTGCCGTGGCAAACTCAAATCATATCGGATGTATTCGGGACCGTAAAGCCAAACGGATACCGACAATACAACACAGCCTATGTTGAAATACCGAAGAAACAGGGCAAGTCCGAACTCGCCGCCGCTGTCGCTCTTTATCTCCTTGCGGGTGACGGCGAGTGGGGTGCTGAAGTATATGGTTGTGCAGCTGATAGGCAACAGGCATCGATTGTGTTCGATGTCGCTTGTCAGATGGTAGAGCAATGCCCGGCATTGAAAAAGCGAATCAAACCGATCATTTCGCAAAAGCGGCTCGTGTACTTGCCTCTTAACTCGTTCTATCAGGTGCTTTCGGCAGAGTCCTATACCAAGCACGGACTCAACGTTCACGGAGTCATATTCGATGAGTTACACGCACAGCCGAACCGAGCATTATACGACGTAATGCTACACGGCTCCGGCGATGCACGAAAGCAACCGCTTTTCTTCTTGATAACGACAGCCGGGACGGATCGCAACTCGATATGTTGGGAAGTCCATTCCAAAGCCAAGGACATCATAGAAGGACGAAAGCACGACAAATCATTCTATCCTGTCATATACGGAGCGGAAGACGATGACGATTGGGGAGATGAAAAGGTGTGGTATAAAGCCAACCCGTCTCTTGGTGTCACGGTCGATATAGATAAACTGAAAACGGCATTTAACTCGGCAAAAGAGAACCCGGCGGAAGAAAACTTGTTCAGACAACTGCGGCTCAATCAATGGGTAAAGCAGAATGTGCGGTGGATGCCGATGGACGCTTGGGATAAATGCGATTTTGCGGTAAATGCGGAGAAACTTCTCGGCAGAGAGTGCTACGGCGGACTTGACCTTTCGTCAAGCACCGACATAACGGCATTCGTGTTGGTATTCCCACCGACAGCCGATGACGATAAATACAGCATTCTTCCGTACTTTTGGATACCAGAAGACACGATAGATTTGCGAGTAAGACGCGACCACGTTCCATACGATACTTGGCTCGGTCGTGGACAAGTAATCGCCACGGAGGGCAATGTCATCCACTACGGATATATTGAGAACTTCATCGAAGACCTCGGCACGAAATACCACATCAAAGAGATTGCGTTCGATAGGTGGGGGGCGGTGCAGATGGTTCAAAATTTGGAAGGAATGGGGTTCACGGTCGTACCATTCGGTCAGGGTTTTAAGGATATGAGTCCGCCGACAAAGGAACTGATGAAACTTGTGTTGGAGCAGAAAATAGCGCACGGCGGGAATGTTCCGCTCCGATGGATGATGGATAACGTGTATGTCCGAACCGACCCGGCAGGTAACATCAAGATGGACAAAGAAAAGTCCACCGAACGAATAGACGGCGCAGTAGCGACCGTTATGGCACTTGACCGAGCAATCCGAAACGAAGGCTCGACTGATAGCGTATATAACGAACGCGGAATCATTGTGATATAAGAATTGGCACTATGCGAGACTGCAAAAGTGCCAAAATGACACCTTCGGAGTCAGAGAAAAGTGTCATTTTCTCACCTGAACAGCAGAAAATGGGAAAATTTTTCTCATTGCAAAGCGATTTAATGTGAAAATTTACGTTAAATCGAATATTGTATTGGCAAAATGCTTGCAAAACGCAATCAAATAGTATATAATAGAACTATCAAAAGAATACTATGTAATGGAGGTATTTTAGAGATGGCAAGAACAGCAAATGTTTTTACAAGGGTAGATCCCGGTATTAAGGCTCAAGCCGAGACCGTTTTGGATCAATTGGGAATATCTATGGCCACGGCTATGGAGATTTATCTTCGTCAAATAGCCTTGCAGAGAAAAATTCCATTCGAAATGAAACTTCCCGACATTAATAAGCCGATTGCGGTTGGTTCTCTTACTGACGAAGCGTTTAACGCACTTATGGACCAAGCGGCAAAGTCATATGCGGATGGTTTATGTACGGATGTTGCTGATTTTAGAGCAGAGATGACGAAGGAAATAGGGTTATGAGCGAATGGAAAGTAATCCTTACTCCAGAGTTTAAGCAAGAATTCAAGGATATTTATTCTTATATTGCAGAAGTGCTGCTCGTTCCCGAAACGGCAAAAAATCAAGTGACTCGTATACTTGACCAAGTGGAAAAATTAGACGAAATGCCGAACAGGTTTCCGCTGTTTGAAAAAGAACCTTGGCATAGTCGAGGATTAAGAAAACTGATAATAGATAATTACATAGTTTTTTATTATCCAAACGAACAAATGCAAGAGGTTGAAGTATTTCACGTATTCTAAAGCGGTCGCAATATAGATGAATTGCTCGATAAAAATAAGAATAAGAGAATCAAGTAAATTTGCAATTTTTTATTAAAAATCAGCATAAAACCTTGACAAATGATGGCGGATTGAATATAATAATTCGATTTGGCGCGATAGATGCCAAATGGGAGGCATGGGCGAAGGAGTTTTTTATGTTTGAGTATGTTACCAAGGCTGAATACCAGCCAGTAAGAGAAGAACTTGAAAGAATCATCAATCGTGTTCAAAAGGAAATGAGAACCCAATATAATACCTCTTTCCAATTTCGTTTAATAGGAAGTGGTAAACGCCACCTAATCACAAGAGTGGTAAATGGTAATGGTGGATACGATTTTGATTACAATCTCATTTTGCCAGCACCCGAAGAAGGCTATCATTATTTGGCGGATGTTGTCAAAAAACAGTTTATTGAATCTTTTAAGAAGGCATTAAAAGGAACAAAGTATTCTAATCCACAAGATTCTACATCGGCAATAACAATAAAAGTTGTAGATAAGGAAAATAAGAAAATAGAACACAGTTGCGACTTTGCAATTATTTATTACGATGAAGATAGAGTGGAAAATGGTTATTATTACTTACGGAATAACAAAAGCCAAGGCAATTATAGTTTTGAACCAAGAGTATTGAGCCGAGGAATAGAAGAAAAACTGTCGGAAATATTGGAATACCAAAATGGATGGAATTGGATAAGAGAAGAATATCTTAAATTAAAAAATAGGAATCAGGATGTTAACAAGCATTCATTTGTGCTTTATCTTGAAGCCGTTAGTAATGTGTTGAATTGGATAAATCAAGGATAATCAAATATTTAATAGAAAAACCGTACTCAAACCGAGTGCGGTTTTTTCATACCCAAAACAGGAGGAATGAATGGAAATAGAGAGAAGAAAGGTGGACGAACTCAAAGCCGCCGAGTACAATCCGCGCAAGGACTTGCGACCGGGCGATGCCGAGTACGAGAAGCTCAAACGAAGTATTCAAGAGTTTGGCTATGTCGAACCCGTTATATGGAACAAGCGAACGGGAACGGTTGTCGGCGGCCACCAAAGGCTAAAGGTAATGAAAGACCTCGGCTACGAAGAAGTCGACTGCGTGGTGGTTGACCTTGACGAAAAGAAGGAAAAGGCACTCAACATCGCATTGAACAAAATCAGCGGCGAGTGGGATAACGACTTATTGGCAAACCTTTTGAAAGACCTTGACGGGAGCGGTTACGATATCACGCTCACGGGTTTTGACCTTGCTGAAGCACAGGAACTGTTTGGTAGCGGCAGTATGGAGAATGTCCACGAAGACGATTTCGATGCCGAAACAGCCATAGAAGAGATTGTCGAACCGAAGACCAAACGCGGTGACCTATGGATACTTGGGGCTCACCGACTGCTTTGTGGCGATTGCACACAAAAGGAAGATGTGGCAAAGGTCTTGGAAGACAAATATGCCGATGTTATGGTAACCGACCCGCCTTACAACGTGGACTACGGCGGAACGATAAACGGAAAAGACAGAAACATCGCAAACGACAATCTCTCCGAAGACGAGTTCTACCAGTTCCTTTTGAGTTTTTACAAGGCAGCGGAAGCAAACCTAAAAAAGGGCGCACCCGTTTATGTGTTCCACAGCACGAAAGAATCTGTAAACTTCATCAAGGCAATGGTGAATGCGGGTTTCAAATACGCGCAAACGCTTGTGTGGTATAAGAACCACTTTACGCTTGGCAGACAGGACTATCAGTGGATACACGAGCCTATCCTATACGGATGGAAAGAGGGTGCCGGGCATTACTTCCTCAACGACAGAACGCTCTCAACGGTCTATGAAGACGTGAGGCTAAATGCAAGGAAAATGAGTAAAGCCGACCTTGTGGACTTTATCGATAAACTGTTCGAGCAACCGACTTCGGTTATTCTCGACAATAAGCCGTCCAAGTCCGCCGATCATCCGACAATGAAGCCGATAACCCTTTGTGCCAAACTCATCTACAACAGCAGCCACGAAGGGGATACCGTGCTTGAACCATTCGGCGGTAGCGGTTCGACCTTGGTGGCGGCGGAACAACTGAACCGCAAATGCTGTGTCATAGAGCTCGAACCGAAGTATTGCGATGTCATTGTCAGACGATACAAGGAACTCTGCCCGGCGGTGCAGGTAAAACATATCCGTGATGGTGTCGAAATCTACGATTAAATGATAATTCTTTTGTTTCGGGGCATTTTCGTCTGGACTTTCCTCGGCGAACGCGCTATTGTTTGTGATACCAAATAAAAGGTGGAACAATCAATGAGTTTAATCGAGAAAATCTATGACGGACAGAACATCGGGCGAGATGCTTACAAAGCCTTGCCATCGTCCACAAAAGAAGAACGACTGTATGCCAAACTGAAAGAAAGCCTATCCGAAGAGCAGATGATACTCCTTAACGAGTTTATGGAAGAAGTCATCGAACGAATGGGAAACGAACAGCATAGGGCATATAGACTTGGCTTCCGAACGGGTATGAAGATAACCATTGAAGTGTACGACCAAAAAACGGAGGAAGACTAATGGCAAGCATATTTGGATTTACATTGAAAGGCATAAGAACCTTTCGGGGAAGAGACTGGGACGGAGTTCAAGGCAGCATCTACTACAAAGGCAAGAAAGTCGGATGGTATAACGACAGCGGTGACGGCGGGGCGGCGGACATCGACTTCGAGGGACCAATCGAAAAGCGAAACAAGATGGACGAACTGCTTAAAGCCGTTGCGGTGGAATACTACAAGAGATACCCGATGACGGGCATCTATGCGGATCTTCCGATAGATTCCGAACTCTTTATGTCGGCACTTGTGGGAATCATCGATGATGAAAAGGAATACAAAAAGGCGGTGAAAGGTGGATATACGAAACTCATTGTGTACACCGATCCTAAAACGCGGTTTCAGATGCTTGCCAAGTTCCCGACAACGGAGAGTATGGAAAAGTACATTGCGGAAAAGGGCATAACGGTAGAGAGAAAGTACGAGAAAATCGAAGATTTTACCATCGAATAAAGGGCAAAAACGAAGCCCTTTTTCTTTGTTAATTCTTTGTGTTTTGGCGTGTTTTCGCTGGGCTCTTTCGGTTATTTACGGTATATTGTAGGTACAAAAACAAAGCAAGGGCAACAGCCGAAAGGAGCATAAAAATGGAAACGAAAAAGGAAATCCGCAACTACTGCAAGAACAAGCTCAACGCACTGGTGAGAGACCATAACCACTACAACAAAGTGAAATACACGGACGCGGTCAAAGACTACAGAACGGCAATCGAAGTCCTTATCGACTACGCGAAAAGAAACGGCATCAAACTCGGATACACGATGGACGAAAACGGATACATCACGGTGGCATAAGGAGGGCAGAACAATGGCAAAACAAAAGGACATCTTCAGAACACTCAAATGCTACAGTCACGGCTTCCACACCCACGCAACCGAAGAAGAGAACAAGGCGTACGATGCCAAGGTCGAAGAACTCAAAGCAACGATACTCGCCGATGTAGAACACGCTCCCGAAATCATAGCAGACGAGTTCGCCAAGCATCAGGCAAAGATGTATCGCGCCCAGATGCAAGGACAATATGCCGAGCTGATATGCAATGCCGAATGGAAGGCAATCGACAATACGCTAATGGCACTTATCGATAGCAAACCGCTAAAAAAGGACTAAAAACGACCGAAAACGACAAAAAATCCAACCGTCCGACAGGGCGGTTTGGTGTTTGATTTTGTTTGTTAATTCTTTGTGTTTTCACGCATTTTCGCTGGGCTCTTTCGATTGTTTACGGTATATTGTAAGTACAAAAGCAAAGGAGCAAAACAATGAAAAAACAACTCATCGAAATCGCAAAAAAGAACTCATACAGCATCGAAACAAGAGGTGACCTCGAAACCCGAAACAGCGACAGCGAAGACTTCATCGAAATGAGTGTGTGGAGCATAAAGGCAATGCTCGAAGAAGCCTACGAACTCGGCAAAAAGGCTGCCAAAGCGAATAAATAAGGGGGTGGCAGAGATGAAAGCAACAATCGTGAGAAAGGTAGCAAACATAAAGGACTGGCACGATGCGGTAGCAGAATACAAATACATGCACGGCAAGGAAATGCCGAAAGCGGAAGTCAAAGTGGAGAAAACAATCCACCTGACCGCAGCCGAGTTCGACAAGGTAGCGAACGACCTATTCGAAGACTGCAAATGGGTACAGGAAAATAAAGACCTTATGCGAGTAGACGAAGACGGGGTGTGGCACATGATAGCACTCCAATGCAAGGATAGAAACTACAAAATCCTAATCAATAGCGAGGGGTTCTCCTATCCGAGATACACCGCAATCGTATAACATAGAAAAACCAAGCAAGGACACCGCCAAAACAAAGGCGGTGTTCGGCATTTATGGAGGTAAAATGGGAATATTCGGACGGAGCAGAGACGCTCCCAGAAAAGAGAAACGAACCGCACCGTCAAAGGAAATGCAAGAGTTCATCAGGGGTGTAGATGTCGACTTTATCGGCAACAGCAACAGCGGCATCAATGTGGACGAAATGCGGGCGATGCAAACTTCCGCCGTTTATGCTTGCGTGAAGATCTTGGCGGAGACAATAGCGAGTTTACCGCTACACCTATTTAAGAAAGGCAAAGGCGGTAAGAATGAAATGGCGGAGCAACATCCGCTTTTTTCTTGCCTTTATGAGTTCCCGAACGAAGAGATGACGAGTTTCGAGTTCAGGGAAACGATGATGACATCGCTCCTTTTGTGGGGTAACGCATACGCAAGAATCATCCGAAAACAAGGTCATACGACCGAACTGTGGTACTTAAAGCCGAACCAAATAGTAGTGGAGCGTGACAGCACCACGGGCAAGATTAAGTACACCTATTCGGACGAAATAACCAACAAAACCTATGTCTACCGACCAGACCAAATCTTCCACATCAAAGCCATGTCCATAGACGGAGTGAAAGGCTTGAGCCCCATAGCGCAAGCAAGAGAGGCGGTCGGACTCGCCTTGGCAACGGAAGAGTATGGAGCGAAGTTCTTCGGTAACGGAGCAAGACCGGGCGGTGTGTTGGAACACCCCGGCACGCTCAAAGATCCCGAAAAACTCCGACAGTCTTGGAATCAAGTGTATCAGGGAACACGGAACAGCCATAAGGTGGCGGTGCTTGAAGAGGGTATGAAGTACCATACCATAGGCATCGCACCCGAAGACGCGCAGTTCTTGGAGACGAGAAAGTACCAAGTGAACGAGATATGCCGTATTTTCCGTGTTCCGCCGCACCTTGTCGGAGACCTTGAAAGGGCAACCTTTTCCAACATAGAACATCAATCCATAGAGTTTGTTCAGCACACCATACGGCCGTGGCTTGTAAGGTGGGAGCAAGAGATAAGCCGTTCACTCCTTGACGAGAAAGAACGGCTTTTGTATTTCGCCAAGTTCAATGTCGACGGACTACTGCGCGGAGACTACAAATCCCGAATGGAAGGCTATTCCATAGGGCGGCAAAACGGGTGGTTGTCTATCAACGATATAAGGCGGCTTGAAGATATGAGCCTTGTCCCGGCTGAACAGGGCGGTGACGATTATCTCGTCAACGGTTCGATGATGTCGGCGCAGGTCGGACAGCAGAACAAACAAAACAATCCAGACGAAGGAGGTAGCAATGGAGAAGAAAACGAACAAAAAGGAACTCCGAATGCTCCCGCTAAAGGAAATAAGAATAAACGAAAGTGACGGCGGAACGTGTATCGAAGGACACGCCGCCGTTTTCGATTCGTGGTCTGAAACCTTGGGTGGCATTTTCCCGTTCAAAGAGAAAGTGCGAAAGGGTGCATTTGCGGAGAGCATCGGCAGGGACGATATCCGCGCTTTGTTCAATCACGATCCAAACTATGTACTCGGCAGAAACAGAGCGGGAACGCTTGAACTCGTAGAAGACGATGTAGGACTCCGTGTTCGCATTACTCCGCCGGATACGAGTTGGGCAAGGGACATCACCACGAGCATCCGCCGCGGGGACATTTCGCAGATGTCAATCGGTTTCGTGGTGGAAGACGATGAATGGTCATCCAAAGACGGAATCGACACACGAGAACTCAAAAAGGTTCGCTTGTTTGACGTCTCGCCCGTAACGTTCCCGGCATACACGGCAACAGATGTAGGTGTTCGTGCAATGCAAGAATATGACGTGTATAAGACCGAGCAACGTAAAGTAGCGGAAGAAACGGAAAACGCAGTTAAAAAGGCAAAACAGCAGGAAAAACTCAAAAACCTGCAAGCAAAATTCAAAATCATTTAATCGGAGGAAAACAGATGAATATGAAGAAAATTCTCGAAATGAAAGCAAAGAGAGAGGACGCAAGACTCAAGGCGATGGCGGTACTTAATAAGGCGGAAGCCGAAGACCGTTTCCTCTCCGAAGAAGAGCAGAAGGACATCGACAAGTATGAAGAGGAAATCCGTGCGTGGGATGAGAGTATCGGCAGAGCGGAAAAACTTCTCGCTATCGAACCCGAAGACCGTTCGACCGAGAAACCCGAAGTAAAACCCACTCCCGCCAAGGACACCGAAAAGAGATTTTCGTCTTTCGGCGAACAGCTCATGGCGGCATATAGAGCGGCAATGCCGGGCGGTAAGGTGGACGAGAGACTTTCCACGAGAGCGGCAAGCGGTCTTAACGAAACCACTCCCTCGGACGGCGGTTTCCTTGTACAGCAGGATTTCGTGACCGAACTCTTGAAGAGAACCTATGAAACGGGTATTCTCGCAAGCAAGGTCAAAAAGATTCCTATCAGCACCAACGCAAACGGAATGAAAATCAACGCCATTGACGAAGACAGTCGCGCGAACGGCTCTCGTTGGGGCGGTGTACAGACCTACTGGGAAGGCGAGGCAGACGAACTCACCGCAAGCAAACCCAAGTTCAGACAGATGGAACTGTCACTTAAAAAACTCACGGGACTTTGCTATGCGACCGATGAACTCTTGCAGGACGCGGCGGCACTCGAAGCTGTTATTCGTCAGGCATTCGCAGAAGAGTTCGGGTTCAAAATTGACGATGCCATCCTTTCGGGCAGCGGCGAGGGCGAACCGCTTGGTATTCTCAACAGCGGTGCAATCGTGACCGTGGCAAAAGAAGCAAGCCAGACGGATACTATCACCGTGGAGAACCTCATCAAGATGTGGAACAGACTGTGGTCTCGTTCCAGAGCGAATGCGGTGTGGTATATCAACCAAGAACTTGAACCTTACCTTTACACGCTCAAAATCGGAGATAAACCCGTGTATATCCCGGCAGGCGGTCTTTCGGAGAAACCCTACGGCACGCTCTTCGGCAGACCTGTCGTGCCTATCGAACAGTGCAGTGCCGCAGGCGAAGTCGGAGACATTATCCTTGCGGATATCGGTCAGTACCTTCTCATTGATAAGGGTGGTATTAAGTCGGCAAGTTCCATTCACGTCAGATTCCTTTACGATGAGAACGTGTTCCGTTTCATCTACAGGGTTGACGGCAAACCTATCTGGACGAAACCGCTCACTCCTTACAAGGGTAGCGCGACCGTTTCGCCGTTCGTCACTCTTGCAAAGAGGGGCGCGTAAACCAAAAACAATAGGGAGGTATGAGTATGATTACTCTTCAAGAAGCCAAAGAGTTTTTGAGAGTTGACGGCGATGACGAGGAAAATCTCATAGCCTCGCTTATAGTAGCGGCGCGGGAACTGACGGAAGACGTGCTTCGAAGACCGCTTGCGGAAATCGAGCCCCTTCCCGAAACCGTGCGGCAGGCAATGCTTATAGTCGTAGCCACGCTTTACGAAGAAAGACAAATCTCCAAGGATAAGACGGGTATCGATATATCCGAAACCCTTGACCTTGTCAGGCGAATGCTGTTCGCCTACAGGAAAGAGAGGTTCTGATGGATATAGGAAGATTGAACCGAAAGGTGGAAATCCTGACCTTTGTGTGGGAGCGAGATGATTTCGGTGGACAAGAAGGAACATGGGTGACAACGGACGTAAGGTGGGCGAGTATCGAGCCTGTGAGCGGTACGGAGTATTACACGGCGCAACAAGTTTCAGCGGAAACGGTGGTGAAGATAACGCTCCGATACACGACTAACGTGACCGTTCTAAATCGCGTTAGGTACGGAAACTCGTTATATGAAATAATCGGAGTTTTGGACGATAAAACGGGGCATAAAGCCACAATACTCAATTGCAAGGAGATCGTGAACGATGGGTTACAGCGCAAAGCAACGGAAGGTTAAAACGAAAGTGGAAGGCGCAGACAAACTCGTGAAAGATATCCGAGCAATGGAAGATGCCGCGTCATCTGTACTTATGACGGGAGCAAAGGCAGGCGGCAAGATTGCGCTTGACGATGCAAGGAAAAACTGTCCCGTGGATACGGGAACGCTGAAAGCGAGTCTGAAACTCAACGAAGGCAGAGCCACGGAAACCAAAGCGACCGTGTCGGTAGACTATGACAAATCGCTCCGATACGGCACGTTCGTAGAACTCGGTGCAAGGGGAAGACCTGCCAACCCGTTTTTACGAAATGCCGTGGATGAAAACATCGACAAGATAAACGATGAGATCGTGAAAGCAATCTCGAATGCTGTGGGGAGAAAACTATGACGGACATCTGCCAAGCAATATATGCGTATTTAAGCAAAAACGAACAGATAAGAGAACGTGTGGGGAATAAGATATTCCCCATAATGCTCCCCGAAGACGCGCCACTCCCGGCAATCGTTTATTCGCCCGTGCTTGCCAACTACGATTCGGCGCTGCAAGGCGATACGGGGTTTGTCAGACAGACGATGCAGTTCGTGTGCCATGACAGGACGTTCAAGAAAGCAAGAGAATTGTCGAGAATGGTAAAGCGTGCCTTTCAAGACTTTCACGGAAATATGTGCGGCTTGGAAATCCAAGCCGTTTTCATTAAAACGGACTACGAGTACAACGGGAACACCGCATTGAAGTTCAATACGGAAGAGTACCTGTCGAGCATCGAGTTCGAGTTTTATTACAACGAAAAATAGGAGGACTATATGGCGGTAGCAGGTAAAAACGGAAAAGTGATTATCGGCGAGAGCGGAAACCAAAAGGTAGCCGCAATCAAGAACTGGTCGCTTGAACTGTCACTTGAAACTTTGGAAACGACCGCTCTCGGCGATGACTGGAAAAACTACATCACGGGACTGAAAGAGTGGACTGCGAGTTCGGAAGGCGATTACGAAGTCCCGACCGACACCCAAGGTCAAGCGGCATTGCAAGAGGCATATCTTGCAGGCACGACCGTAATCGTAAAGCTGTATGTGGATAATGCGAACTACTATCAGGGAACGGCATACATCAGCAGTTTGTCAATCGAAGACCCGGTGGATGACGTGGTCAGCATCAGCCTTGAACTCACGGGTACGGGCGAATTGAGTTTCCATAAAGGAGAGTAAGAATGAAGAACGGAGTAACCATCAATCTGGATAAACCCAGAACATTGAGATACGGCATCAATGCGCTCGTAAAGGTAGAAGACCTTACGGGCAAAAACATTACAGCGCTTGACCTTTCGCACGTGGGCATCAAAGACTTGCTCATTATCGTGTATGCGGGGCTTTGCCACGAAGATAAAGACCTTACGCTTGAAAAGGTCGGAGATCTTATTGACGAGTATTCGAACATTACCGAGATTGCGGAGAAACTCGGCGAAGCCTTTACGCTTGCATTCGGAAAAGCCGAAGGTAAACAGGGGGAATAAGTGAGACTGCTTTTGACCTTTCCGAGTTTTGCGAAAAGGCAGTCGTCCTCTTTGATATAGATCCCATACAAATCGGCAACTACACTCCGTATGAAGTCATGCTACTGGCAAAGCAAAAACGCGAGCGAGAAACTCGTCTGTTCGAGGATAACATCACGCTTGCGTGGCACACGGAAGCATTCGCAAGACAGAAAAAGTTGCCGAGTCTTTCAAAAATACTCAAAGACGTTAGGAAAAAACCAAAGAAAACAAACTCGGCGGGTGATGCCGTACTCAAAGCAATGGCGGCAGAGCAAGGGGTTCTTATTCGCTAAATCACTCTTTTTCGGCAAAAAGCGTGTAAAAAATCACATAATATACCGAAAAAGTGTGATTTGCTCTTGACTTGAAAGGTTAAAACGAGTATAATAGAGACAACCTAAACAAGGAGGGTATAGCGAATTGAAAAGGTTTATTCTGGAAGAACTGAATAAATGGAAAGAGTCTAAGTATAGAAAACCATTGATTCTTCGCGGAGCAAGACAAGTAGGTAAGACTTGGGCGATGAAAGAGTTTGGCAAGAGTTTTGATTCGGTTGCTTACTTCAACTTCGATGAAAACGAAGAATATAAGCAATTTTTTGAAACAACAAAAGACGTGTTTCGTATCATGCAAAATCTTTCGCTGGCAAGCGGACAAAGGATAGATAAGGGGACACTGATCATCTTTGACGAAATACAAGAGTGCAACGATGCACTGAACGCACTTAAATACTTCTGCGAGAATGCAAAAGAGTATTATGTGATATGCGCGGGTTCGTTACTCGGTTTGACGCTATCAAAAGGATTCCCGGTCGGCAAAGTCGATTTTATCGATATGGGACCGATGACTTTCTCGGAATTCTTGATTGCAAACGGCGATGAAAACCTTTACGAGTATATGACTACGCTTGATAAGATAGGCAATATACCGGACGCATTCTACAATCCGCTTTGCGAAAAACTCAAAATGTACTTTATCACGGGCGGAATGCCCGAACCTGTGTACCTTTGGACGCAGGAAAGAGATATAGAGTTGGTAGATAAAGCGCTTAACGGCATCATAGGCTCGTATGAAAAGGACTTTGGCAAGCATCACGATGACTTCAAGGACGAAGAAGTGAAGTATGATGTGCAGAAGATCACCCTGATATGGAACTCTCTCCCCGCGCAACTTTCCAAAGAAAAGAAGAAGTTTACTTACTCAAAAGTAAAACAAGGCGCGAGAGCAAGGGAATATGAGAACAATCTTCAATGGCTGGTAAATGCCGACCTCGTGAAGAAAATCTTCAAAGTGTCGAAGCCCGCCTTGCCACTTACCGCTTACGAAGAGGAAGAGTTTTTCAAAGTGTACCATATCGATGTTGGACTATTGAGAAGTCAGTCGAAGTTGAGTTACAGGGCATTTACAGAGGGTGACAGGCTTTTCAAGGAATTCAAGGGTGCATTGAGCGAAAACTTCGTTGTGCAGAGTCTGATTCGGATATATAGCGCAAATCCGCATTATTGGGCAAATGACAAGTATGAAGTGGACTTTATCGTGCAAGCGGAGAACGATATCATTCCGATAGAAGTGAAGTCTGGCAAAAGTGTTTCGTCACCGAGTATGCTGGAATACAAGAAGATGTACGAGGGCGAAACACCATTTGTCGTGAGATATTCGTTAAAAAATCTCACTCTTGACGGAAATGTGCTGAACATTCCGCTGTTCATGATAGACCAAACGGAACGCTTGATAGAATTAGCGAAAGCGGAAATAAAATAACCAAATACACATCAAATGCGAAAGCAAGTATCAAATCGGTACTTGCTTTTTTCATGCCAAAAATAGGAGGTGAGGAAGTTTGGCAGTTATAAGAAACCTTGTTGTCAAAATAGCGGCGGACATATCCTCGCTCTCAAAAGGGTTAGATAATGCCCAAAAGAAGATACAAAAGGTGTCGGCAAGCCTGACGAAAGCGGGAACGAAACTCTCAGCAACGGTTACGGCTCCGCTTGTGGCACTCGGAACAAAGTCGGTCATGGTGTCGCAACAGTTCGAGCAGTCGATGGCAAACGCGGCATCTGTCGCAGGCGCTACGAGCGAAGAACTCGCAAGAATGACGTCAATCGCCCGTGAGATGGGCGCGAAGACGGTGTTCTCCGCATCGGACGCAGCGGACGCTCTGTATTATATGGCGTCGGCAGGTTACAAGGTAGACCAGATGGCTGACTCTATCGAGGCAACCCTGAACCTTGCATCGGCAACGCAGAGCGACTTGGCATTCACAACCGAAACAGTTATTTCGACCTTGAACCAGTTCGGTTTGGAAGCGAATCAAGCAGAGCGAGTAACCAACGTGTTTGCAGCAGCAATCGGTGATTCTATGGCATCGATGGATAAACTGGCAAACTCAATGGGATATGTCGGTCCTGTAGCAAACAGCCTTGGCTATACGATAGAAGAAACGGTCGGCGCACTGTCAGTGTTATACGATGCAGGCTATGACGGAAGTACAGCGGGAACTTCGCTTCGACAAGCATTCGTATCTCTTATGAACCCGTCAACGGCGGCGCTCGGAGTCTTTGAAGAACTCGGCATAGCCGTAGAAGATGTAAACCCGGCAACCAACGATTTCGCATCAATTCTTGATAGATTACGAGACGCTGGGTTGGACACCGCGCAAGCAATGGAGATTTTCGGCGCAAGAGGCGGTCCGGGTATGCTTGCCTTGATGTCGGCGGGCGGTGATGCCGTAAGGGGAATGACCAAAGCCATTACGGGAACGAACAAAGCGACCGACATGGCGGCAACGCAGCTCGATACTTTGCAAGGTCAATGGAAGATCCTGAAATCCGAGCTCGAAGAGATAGCGATCTCCTTTGGCGATGTGTTGATTCCACTCATTCGACAGTTTATAACGAAGTATATCTCGCCACTTACGGCAAAGATTATGGGACTGTCTATGGGAACGCGAAAGCAAATCGTAGTCATAGCACTGCTTGCGGCGGCAATCGGACCATTGCTTATCGTAATAGGGAAACTTGTCGGCAGTCTCGGCACAATCATTAAGGTGGCAAAAGTCCTATTCACGAAAGCGGGGCTCATCGGTTTAGCAATAGCGGCGGTAGTCGCTTTGCTCGTGTACCTATGGAAGACCAACGAAGACTTCCGAAATGCCGTGATACGGATATGGGAGAAAGTCAAATCCGTTGTATTAAGCGTAGCGAATGCCATCAAAGCGTGGTGGGACGAGAACGGGGAACGCATCAAAGCGGCAGTCGTGCAAGCATTGAAAACAGTATGGAAATGCGTGAAAGAGGTCTTCTCCAAAGTGCTTGCGATAGCCAAGAAAGTGTGGCCACTCGTAAAGAAAATCGTACTTGATACAGTCAATGGAATCAAGACGTTTTGGGAAAAATACGGCAAGCAGATACTCAAAGTCGTTTCGGACGTTTTCACTCGTCTTTGGACGATTATAAAAAGTGCGTTTGACGTTATAAGCAATGCGGTGCTGAAATTCCTAAACTATGTCGAACCGCTATGGGAGAAGATAAAGGCACTCTTTGCATCGCTTTGGGATACCATAGTTGAACTATATCAACTTCTAAAGCCCGTGTTTGAGTTAATAGGCAAAGTAATCGAAGTGCTGTACGGAGTGGTAGTCGGAGTGGTCAACGGAATCATCGCCGCGCTCGGACCGTTTTTGAGCGCTGTCTTGGATGTGGCGAACGCTATCATCGAAGTAATCAAGTTCGTGTGTGCGATACTCAAAGGCGATTGGTCGGATGCGTGGACGCATATGCAGAACATTGCTACGAGTATTTGGAGTGCTATTAAGAATATCTTTCTCGGTATTTGGGAGTTTATCAAAGGCTTTGGGCAAGGGTTCGTAGACTTTTTCCAAGGTATCGGTGTGAATGTGCTGGATATCTTTCGTAATATTTGGACGGGTATCAGCGGCTTTTTCACGAATATTTGGAATGGGATCTGCTCGGTATGCGGTTGGATTTGGGATAAGATAACGGGGTTGTTTTCAAGTATCGGAGACTACTTTAGCAACCTGTTCAAGCAAGCGTTCAACTGGGGTAAAAACCTAATTAATAATATCGGTGACGGCATAAAGAAAGCATGGAGTAAAGTCGTAGACGGAGTAAAATCGGTTGGACAGTCGATAAAAGACTTTCTCGGTTTCGGCTCGCCGACAAAGAAAGGTCCGGGACATACGGCAGACGAGTGGATACCGAACCTAATGAATATGATGGCAGACGGGATGTACGACAATACGCCTATGTTGCAGCAAGCGGCGGCACAAGTCGCGTCATCGCTGAATGTCACAGCATCTGCAAACCGAGCGGTAGTCGGTAGCGGAAGCAGTCCCTACGGGGATATGGTCAACGGAATGCTCCAAGGGATAGCGGCAATCGGCAATAACGGTGGAGAAGAGCAAAAAGACATCGTTTTGGAGATTGACGGACAGCAGTTCGCAAGGCTTATTATGCCGAGACTGAACAAAGAATACAAGCGAAACGGCATTGCTTTAAGGGAGGTGTAAAGTGGCGGTTTTCTTTAAGATAAACAGTAAGACGATAAAAGCGCCGACCGAACTCACTTGCTCGACCGAAGTGTTGGATAAATCGGAAAGAACGATGGACGGCACAATGGTCGTGGACGTTATAGGGAGAAAGAGAAAGGTCGAAGTCGCGTGGAAATATCTCTCGAAAGAAGATATGGGACTCTTGACTGCCGAAACGAAAAGCGGTTCGTTCGTAACGATTGACTACAACGATCCCGAAACGGGAAAGTTGACGTCGATGACCGCTCGTCCGCAGGACTTATCCTGTCAGCCACGATACGATTGGGTAAAAGGCAAGATAATGTGGGCAAGCGTCAGCGTTGCTTTTGTGGAGAGATAACCTATGGAATATACGGATAATCCACGAAAAATACTCGGCAGAGTAGACGTTATCTACTCGGATACAGAAATCAGTAAGGACATTCAAACAACGGAAAGCGGCAATTCGGCTATCAGCCACCCGGACGAAGTGTTCGGCGCATACCTTGTTCCGACAGTCAAAGGTTGTACGATGGACGGCAATGCAACAATGGACGGCTCCTTTCAGATGATTGACGATTCGGTCGCTCTCGGTTGGTGGAGCGGTTCGTTGTCGGGTAGTGACGGGGTGTTTGCAAACGCGCCGTGGATCGAGATATCGTTTGTCAAGCGTCCGATAATTTCTTGGGTAGTATTGGGCGATGAAAAGCGGAATGAATACCCGGTCGACTTCATTTTGCAGTATAAACGAGACGGGAAGATTGTTCACTCGGATAGTGTGACCGTCAATAATCAGATACAAGTGCGATTGACTCCGCAGCTTGAAGACATTACATCCATCAGGCTGACGATAACAAAGTGGAGCAAGCCGAATGCCTGTGCGAAAATATTGAAGTTCTACGACCGAATGATGGAGCGGTACGAGGGTGATGCCATTGAAATGTTCGAAGTGTCCGAAGAGATGGGTGCGGCGGACGGAAACTACAACATAGTATCCGACACGATGACTGTCAACATCTTTAATAAGGGCAGAAAGTTCGATAAGGGCTATCTCCGTTCGCTTATGATACTCGACCGCAAACTGTTACCGAGCATAGGCATAGAAACGGACGGAGAAGTAAAATACCAACCGCTCGGCACATTCTATTCGGATGAATGGCAGATAAACCAAGATTCGCAATGGGTAAAGTGTAGTGCGGTGGACAGACTAATGCGACTGCAGAAAAAGACCTATGTCGGTTTTCCGCTGACGGAGAATGCATCGCTATACGATATAGCTGCCGACATTCTTTTAAATATCGGCGAAACGGCAGATACTTTCGTTATTTCAAACGACTTAAAGTCTGTAATCGTGCCGATGGCATTTCTGCCGAAAGGCACGGCTTGGGACGCATTGCAGGAAATCGCCAATGCGGGACTATGCAAAGTGTTTGTAGACCGAGAAGATAAAATCAATGTTCGCTCGGAGAAAGAACCGAAGACAACAACGGCGATAAGGATAGATAAAAGCAATATGTTTTCGTACTCATCGAGTGTTTCTCTGACCGAGTTTGCAAACCGTATTTCTGTGGAATACTGTGACGTATCCTTGTCAAACGATACGGTCGAAGCGGTATCGGTCGAACTCAATATAGAGCCGAACGCATCGCTTGAATTGACGCTCGATTATAATACCGAAGTTGCGTACCCTGCAATGGAAACTGATAACGTAAACGTGCTATTGACCGACTTCCAAGGCGGTGTCAACGCTTGCTCGGTCGTGGCAAAGAACAAAACGGCACAAAAGCAAAAGGCGCTGCTGACGGTTACGGGTAAGGCAATCGAGATAACGACCAAGTCTTTGACGATGCAAGACGATGACAGCGTTAGAAACAACGGAGTGACCGAGTATTCGCACCCGTCAAGCGATCTTATACAAAACCATGCACAGGCGGAGTATATCGCAAGAATTTTGCTTGAAAGGATGCACGCAGGAGAAGGTGTCATAACTACGACTTGGCGAGGAAACCCGAAACTCAATCTCGGTGAAAAGTACGAGTCGGCGGATAGGTTCGGAGACAGTCAAGAACTCGTGTGCGAGTATAACAAGTTTACGTTTGACGGCGGATTGAAACAAGAGACGCGCGGAAGAACGATATAAGGAGGGTATGAATGGCAAACTGGAAAGAGCCAAAGAGCGATTACAAAGCGGAAGACCAAGTAACGCCGGATATCTTCAATACTCTTGCGGAAAACGAAAAACACTTGAAAGAGATTTCTTGCAAGGTAGAAAAGAAAACAAAAAGCGGAACTATGACAACGATTTCCTCTATCGTTTTCGTAGAGCAATAGGATGCTGAAAGTAGTCAAAGGCGATGTCTTTGAGTTCGGGGTATCATTTGGGAACGTTGCTACAGAACTCATAGAAAAGGTGGTGTTCGCGTGCAAAGAACTTGGAATCGAAGAAGAGGCGGATAGAGAAGAGGACGAATTCCGCGTTCGAATACCGGGTGAAGTTACAAAGGACTTCAAAACAGGTTTTTTGAAATACGACATCATCGCCACCTTAATAGACGAGCAAGAGGTAACGCTCGTGCATCGTCAAAAAATAGAAGTATTGGAGAGGGTGGAAAATGGCGGATAAAAACTATTATGGTAATCAGGGACAAGTAAACGTCACGCCCGGAATTACCGTAACCTACAACTACAATCGGTTAAAGAACAAACCAACCATCAACGGAAAGCCTCTTGACGGGAAAATGACGGCGAGTGAATTGAACCTATTGTCGAACGATGTGACGGAATACGAGGAAATCAAACTGGGAGTCGATAAACGCGACTCCTTTATTCTTGTCGTTGGAGAAAACGGCGAAACGAATAAGATTAAACTCGGAGAACTTGCCAAAGGGAAATTACAGGCGGTTGATAAGATAACCGAAGACATTCCGGATGGCGATTTTGTATTCAAGAAAATGGAGGATAAATAATATGGCTCAAACTACAAACAAGTTTCAGATTATTCAGAAAGTCAGCGCGGAAGATACCATCTTAATCCATCCTGAAACAGAGGCGGAAGTTGTCAAGTACAGCGGCACGGCGGCGGGTATTTCGGCGGAGAATGTGCAGGGCGCAATCGATGAAGTCTACGAACAGGTCAAAGGTATCACGGGCGGCGGTATCGTAACGGGTATCAAGGGGGATAAAGAAACCGCCTACAGAAAAGGCGCTGTCAACCTTACTCCTGCAAACATCGGCGCTGAACCGAGCGGAGCGGTGAACGCTCACAATACGTCCGGAACGGCGCACTCGGATATTCGTACCGCCGTAACCAACGCACAGAACAAAGCAAACAGTGCGTATTCGCTTGCGGAAGGTAGAGCAAAAGCGGTTTCGTTCGATACCGTAGCGGCAATGACAACAGCATTGAAAGCGGCTGCTAAAACCGACTATAAGGTAGGCGATAACATCTTTATCAAGGCTTTGGATACTCCCGACTATTGGGTAAGCAAGGTTCTCGATAACAACACGGGTGCTTACGGGTACTTTGAAATCAGCGCTCTCGAATCGCAAAAAGTTGACCTTGCCGCATATCAGACGAAGACGGACAACACGCTTGCGACCACGGCAAAGACAGTAGTCGGCGCTATCGGCGAAGTAAAAACGACTGCGGATGCGGCAAAAAGTCAGTCCAATACTAATGTTACAGAGATTGCTAATATCAAGAATGGAACGACTAAGGTCGGTGCAGCTACGAAAGCAGATAAAGCAACCAGTGCTGATACGGCAACGAGCGCGACTTCGGCGGGCAAATGGACTGCGGCAAGAACACTCGGTGTAAGCGTCAATTCGGGTGTCAAAAAAGACGGCTCGACTGCAATCAGCGGATCGGGAAGTCAGAGTGTGGACGGCTCTGCAAATAAAACGGTTTCGGTTACTTTGGGTGACAGCGGTGTAACCGCAGGCACGTATTCTGCCGTTCAGGTCAATACCAAAGGCATTGCGGTCGCAGGCGGACAGATGATTGAAATCGGTACGAGCGGACAGACCGCTCCGAGTGCATCTCTTGCAACGGGCGGACTTTTCTTCAAGGTAGTATAAGGGGGGGAGTGAATGGCTTACAGACCGAAAATTAAGAATGCCAACGGCACTCTTACCGATTTGCCGTTGGAAGCCGAAACTGCCGTCAAACTAAAAACGGCAAGAACAATAGGATTATCTGGGGTCAGTGCTACGGCAAAAAGTTTTGACGGGACAGGAAATGTTACGATTCCTATTACGGGAATTCCCGCAAGTCTTATTACCGGAGAACTTGTGGCAAAAAGTGCTGAAAAAGCATTAAAGGAAACGGACGGAACGTATACCGCGTTTGCCGTAGATAGCAACGGATATATAAAAGCAGGAAATAGGATAGTTTTGAGTAAAACACCATTGGCAATTACGACAATAGGTACATCATACGCAGATTATACTATCTTATCCGGTGACACTTTCCCGACTGTGGGAAAAAGTTACGAAGTTATATACCAAGATAACGGAATTGACCAAAGTTTTAAAATTAAATTCCCGGCGAAGGGCAATACGTCATATGTCAATCTTTGCTTTTCTTTAATGTTTAATACAGCAAAAAGTAGTAACGATGTTACGATTAGCACGTCTTCCGATAAAACATACAAATATATAAGTTGGAAAATAGACCACACCAACAAAAAAGTTATGCAAACGAAGGTTTCGGGAGGACAGTGCGCGGCAACAACGGTGTACTTTAAGGGAATTTACGAATTACACGAGGAGTTTGGAGCGAAATGAGAATAGTGCCTATATCTAAACACGAATATAAGGTTTTCCCAATTGCTGACGAAGAACCCTATATCGAAATAACAAAAGAAGAATACGAAGGGCTCGAATTGTTTGAAAAATGCTTGTCAGATGATTTAACCAGAGTAATAGACTATGTTAAGTCCGAAGAAGAAATTCAAGAAGAACGCATTCGGCAACGTAATTTTGACTTAATTGAGCAAATCGGTGAGTTGAAAGCAAAATTGGGGAAAAGCGATTATAAGGCATTGAAATACTTTGAAGGCGAACTAACGGCAGAGGAGTATGCGCCGATAAAAGCCGAACGACATCTATGGCGATCGAAAATCAACGAATTGGAATCTCAATTAACGGAGGTGTAGCCATGGTAGCATCAATTATCATAAGCGTGTGTGCGAGCATCATCAGCGGAATGGTGCTCTTTTTCTTGCAAAGATTTTTCAAGAAAAAGCAAAAGGTAGATGAAGAGCGAGACAGAGCAAAAGCCAAAGAGAACATGCTGATACTAAAAAGTATAGATGCGGTTGGGAAATTGACATATGCGGATGCGGTAGCCATTCGAGACGGGAAAACCAACGGCGAGATGAAAGAGGCGATGAAAGCCTATGCGGAAGTTAAGGATGAACTCTACGAGTATTTGCTCGAACAAAATTCCAAGAAATAAGGAGGGGAAGATAAATGGAACAGTATTTGAATTTAATCAGCGTCCCGGCGATTGCTGCGATTGTGTACTGGCTGATTAACATCATTAAACACGCAGTCGGAGAGAACGAAAAGTTCAAGCGGTGTATTCCGCTTATTGCAACGGCGCTTGGAATCGTGTGTGGCATTATTTGTTTTTACGCTTTGCCGAGTATTATCCCCGCGCCGAATATCGTGGTGGCAATCGTCATCGGTGGAGCGAGCGGACTGACGGCTACGGGTACTAATCAGATTATCAAGCAGCTCGGCAAAAAGGACGATACGGATGGAAAGTAAAGAGATTCGGTGCGCAGTGGCAGATGCTATCGTCATGTTGCTATGGATGAAAGACCTGTTAACGACCGAACAAAGGGACGAAATAATCAATAAAAATAAACTTTCTTTTCTTTCCTAATTAAGAGCCTTTTGTCTGGACTTCCTTCGATTTATACGCTATTGTTTGTGCTACCCTGACTGTGGGGTAGCACAAATTTTTTTATCAAGTTAAAGTCCTACATAAGTCAAGGGTAAGTAAAATAAAAAGTCTAAAAAGGAGGCTCGTATGGATAGAAAACTGAAAGTTGCGGCATACGGAAGGGTATCTACTAACAGTAAACAGCAATCGCACAGTTTTGATAACCAAAGCGATTATTGGAACAAAAAACTTGCTGAAAACCCTCGATACGAATATGTAGGTTTATATGCCGACAAGGGTATAAGCGGAAAATATATGAAGTATAGACCGCAAATGCTCGCCATGTTAGACGCTTGTAGGTGTGGCAAAATCGATATGATATTCACGAAGTCGGTTCAAAGGTTTGCGCGAAATACGATAGAGCTACTCGAAGTCGTAAGAGAACTTCGGGATATGAATATTGCAGTTTACTTTGAGAAAGAAAATATAAACACACTGACTGCGGAAAGCGAGTTATACCTAACCGTAGCGGCGGCAGTTGCTGAAGAGGACTTAAACAGGTATGGACAAAACGTTGCGTGGACTATTCAAGATAGGTTTGAGAAAGGCGATATATCAGTTGTGGGAATAAGAATGCTTGGATATGAAACGCGAAATAAAAAATTACACATTATACCGAGTGAGGCGGCTGTGGTTCAACAAATGTTTGAACTATATTCAACAGGTAATTATAGTACGAGACAAATGGCAAAATTGCTTAACTCGCGAGGTTATAGGACGGTTAAAGGCAATGAATGGTCATCGCAAACAATCTTGGGAATACTAACAAATGAAAAATATAAAGGCGATGCGCTACTATATAAGCGGATAAATATCAATGGCCAGCAATTGATAAATCGTGGTTTGAGAGATATGCTGTATGTTGAAAATAGTCACAATGCCATTATATCGAAAGAATTGTGGGATAAAGTCCATGATGTGCTTGATAAAAAAGGAAACAAAAAACTGCGAGGCGGAACGATTGACAACTATTCGTTTACAGGTCTTATAACTTGTCCAATATGCGGCAAATCATACATCCATAAGATAAACAATGCGGGGACTAAGTATGCTTGTCCAATATGGAGATGTAAAACTCAACTAACATATGGGAAAAACTCTTGCTCTAATACGGGAATAAAAGACTCGATACTTAAAGAAAAGTTTATAGAGGCATACAACGAGTTTATTGAAAGTAAGCGTTTTGGAGAAATAAATAGCGAGACCGAACAACAGTTGAAAAAACTCATAAATGACGAAAACGAACTTATAGCCTTACATGTGAAAGGGTTGATAAACAAAATTGACCTTGAAAACGAACGAGTCGAGTTGAGAAAACAACGGATAATATTAGAACAGCAAATAAATGAATATAGGCAGTCTCATATCAAGAACTTGGAATTGAAACCGATAACTGAATTTAATGAAGAATTAGTCGGTAGAGTATTAAAACAAGTGACGATACAAGATTGGATAATAACGTTCGAGTTTTATAACGGTGTAAAAATAAGTCGGAAATATACAAACGGACCGAGTGGAAACCAAAAAGGTTGGAAAGAAAAGAAACGATTAAAGGAGGCTCAAGAGCAAAATGGAAACGATAATCAATAATCAACCCAAAGTGGTGAGAGTGGTAAGGAAAGTATCGTCCACACAGATAACCGCACAAAATATTCGGGAGCAGTTGACAGACACACGATTGCCCGTTGCTGCCTATGCAAGAGTCTCAACTACAAACGAAGAACAGGAAGACAGTCTTGAAAGACAAAAAGCACATTATACCGAATATATAGGAAATCGTCCCGAATGGCGATTCGTTGGAGTGTATGATGACCCCGGCGTTACGGGAACGAGAGTTGATCAACGAAAAGGGTTTCAACGATTATTAAACGATTGCCGAGCGGGTAAGATAAAAAAGATATTATGTAAGTCTATAAGTCGATTTGCAAGAAATACGGTAGATGCCTTGAAGTATATACGCGAACTGAAAGAGTTAGGAATAGGAATATATTTTGAAACCCAAAACATAGACACGATGACGGCGGGCGGCGATATATTAATAACAATCCTTGCGGCGATAGCAGAACAAGAAAGCCGAAATATGTCGGAGAATATTAAGTGGGCGTTTCAAAAGAAATTCAAAGAGGGAGAACTTATGTTAGTCTGCTCTCAGTTCCTTGGATATGATAGAGATAAAGATAAAAACATCGTCATCAACGAAGAACAGGCAAAAATCGTTCGACGGATATACAGGGAGTTCTTGAGCGGATACTCTTGCGCGACTATAGCAAAGAATTTAACAGAAGACGGAATACAGACAGTAACGGGTAAAAAACAGTGGAGAGCATCTGGCATAAGAAATATCCTTACTAATGAAAAATACTTTGGCGGTGCTTACCTTGGGAAAACTTGCAAAAAGGATGTCTTAAGTAAAGAGCGAGTAGCGAGCGACGAAGTGTATTATGTCGAAAATAGCCACCCGGCGATTATACCAAAAGATACTTGGGATTTGGTTCAATTAGAGTTAGAAAGAAGGAAAGACTATAGAAGTTGCACCGAAACGGGAAATGGCAGATATAGCAGTAAATACCCATTCAGCAAAAAGTTAATATGCGGAGAGTGTGGTATGGTGTTCCGTCGGCATGCACAATATAAGAAAGGTGAGTATGTCAGGACATGGGTATGCATAACACATAAAATCAAAGGAAACGAATATTGCTCACAACACTACATATTAGAGGATGACATCGAAAGATGCTTTCAAAGGGTAATAAACGAATTTGTAGGAGATATGAGTCAGATAAAAGAAATCCTAAAAGAAAATGTCACAAGCACATTGAGCGAAAAAGACGATAATCGAGGTGAACAAATATTGCTGCGGATGCAGGCTCTGCAAGCGGAAATGATTAATATAAACCGCAAAAAGAGAGCGGGCGAAATAGCTTACGAATTATATATCGCAAGGGCACAGGAAATCGCCGATGAAGTGGAGAAACTTGAACGAGAGCAAAAGGAAATACAATCGACGGAAAACGATAGGTTAGCCGAGACGAAGAGGCTAAAAGATATTCTCGAAGTAATAAACGAAATGCATCCGACGGACGAGTTCGATGGAGAAATGTTCCGCCGTCTTATAGATAATGTGATAGTAAAAGGAAATCAACTAACGTTCAACTTCAAGGTGGGAATTGTAAAAACTGCGACGATATAAAAACAGGGTCGGTGGATGATAAGTCCATCGGCCTTTTTTTGTTGTGAAAAAACACTCGAATTGACAAAGTGCAACATTTGTGGTATAATCCTATATATGAATAAGTATAAAAAAGAGTTACTTCACCTTTGGGGTAAAGTCGGTTTAATAGTCAATCTATCGCAAATGATAGAATACACGCTGGCAAATGTGTTGGCTTTTGATGAAATATTGCGTGAGTTTGAGAATAGGGATTCTATGTTTGTTTACGAGTATAATGAATTCGAAAAACGGGCGGAAAA